CATAGGAACTGCATTATGTAAGTGCTAAAAGTTTTTTAGCTGAATTTCTATATCGTCCTTGCCTACAATCACCTTATCAATTATAGTTTTGAGTATAGAGTTTTTTTGAGACTTGCTGATACCATCCCAGATGTCGGCAAGTTTTTTTATATTCTCATAGACAAATTCTTTTTTCTGCTCATGCTGACCATCTTTTCTTTCAGTTGAAATCTTTTCGGTAGTCTCTCTGATCTCAGTCTCCAAAGTCTTAATCATATCCAAAACCATGTCGTTTCCCTCTGCATACAGGGTGTATAACCGTTTTAGCTTTGCTTTTTGTTTTTCAAGCTGGTTAGTCAGTATTTGCAACTTTGTTTCTTTTGCCTTTGGCTTGTATTGCGATAGATTTATTGAGATGCCAAGTATCTCATGCTCAAATGCTATTTCAATATCGCTTGCCCATGCTCCGGGGTTGTCGCAATCTGTATTGTAGTTTGGCAAGTAGTCCAAGTATTTGTCGTGTGAGCAACAATATATCTTATGAATCCCCATGCCAGTTATCTTCTGGTATCGCATCTTGCAACCACAGGTTTTGCAATAACACAAACCTGTAAGCAAATGTGGCTCGGTAAAACTGTATACATGTTGTTTACGTCTACTTTTTCTCAACTCCTGAGCAAGATAAAATTTGTCATGCTCAAATATCGGCTCATGCAATCCTTTATATGTGCCGCCCTTGTATGGGATATAACCGATATTAACAACCCCTGTGAGGATATTTCTCACAACAAATTCGCTCTTATAGCCAAGTAATCTCTGAATTTTTACGTCGGACATACCGCCAATAAACAAATCCATAGCTCTATTAGCCTGTTCGGCACGTTCTGGAATTGGTACAAGATAGCCAAGGTTTTTATCATATCGGTAACAGTATGGTGTATTGCCACCGCCCATCCAGTAGCCATTTTTAACTCTCTCCAGCATACCGCCGCGCATTCTCAGCAACATTGTGTTTCTATCGTATTCGGCAACTGCCGCCATAATATGTGTTTGAAACTTGTCTTGCGGTGTTTCATACCTGGCAAAATCGTGTACGCTATTAACTCTGACACCTTTCGGTGTAAAGAGTTTTTCAATCATGTATAATGCATCTACTGAATCCCTTGCTAGCCTGTCCAGCTTATATACTACTATGTTGTTTATTTTCGATATGTCCGATATAAGCCGCTGCAGTTCAACACGCTTACTCATATCCATTCCAGATAGTCCAGCATCAATATACCAATCAGTGATTAGCATTTCATTTTTCTTACAATAATATTCGATATCTCTTTTTTGACTTTCGAGGCCGTAACCCTCTTCAACCTGTCTTTCTGTTGACACTCTTATATATGCCACACATTCCATTTTTATTGTCCTCCTACGTAAAATGTGCCGCATATACACTACATTCTACGGCACATTCTACTTGTCATTTATCTACTTGTCAACCAATCATGCTAGCTATTGTTCTCGCCACATCATTGGGCAGAACAATATCAGCAATATTCACTTTTTTACCGCTTTGCGTAACCACAACATTCATCTGTTTTTCCTCCGATACTCTGCCTTTGTCTTTAAACTTCTGTCTATCAAATACTTGTCAACCGCTCGACTCTTCGACCTTTCGTTAAACACTTTGCTGTTCCATTCATCATATGCTTCCTTCCATGTCAAATATTTTTCGCAGTTTCCATGGCAACCTATATGTCTGATAGGTTCTACACAATCTTTACATGGGTTATCATTTTTGCTTATCATTCATCCACCGCCTTTCTTATAGGTGGATGCCATTTAAGCTGTCGATATCCATACATTTTGTCAAAATGATCTTGGCATACCTTATAGTTGCGATAAACAGGATTATCACAATATCGGCATTTGCCTTCAACAGGAATTATTGGATGTGGTACATATTTGCTTCGCAATGTTGAATTATCTTTTTTTTGACACAAACCACATGTTATAAATCCAAATTGAGGTCTAATTTTCCCACATTTAGGGCAAAGCCCTTGAGCTTTTCGCTCTGCATATATGCGTCTTGCCCCATCTGCATGTCTTTTGTTGAGTTCTAACCTATTTTGCTGCCTATAAATTTCTTGAAAATTGTTGTGTTTGTGTCGGCAAGCCAAACATTGCTTTTCGTCTCCGTATAAGGTTTCTTTTCTGCAAATAGGGCAAATGTGATTTTCTGCGTACCATTTTTTTGCCGTTTTATTTTCATCAGTGTGTTTTTTGCAGCAGGCCGAGCAATAAGCACCATCTCTATCTCTTGTTTTGCCACATCTTACACATAATCCAGCATTTTTAAGTTTTTGATATCTGGATTCCATCATTTCACCAACTTATTCAATTATCGTTTTATCTTTTGTGATTTTTCTAGGCTGACCAGCCTTGTTATCTGAAAGTATTTGTGAGTTATTATTAATTTTTTCGATGATCTGTCGAACCTCACTTGGCATTCTGCTTAGTTCGCTTTGCCGAGTGACTTCTGTTCGATAGCACCGCATGAAGTTGCTGCTAACTACGTTTTCGTTATAAGACGCATCCAACGCCCACATTCTTAGTTGTGCCGGTGATCCGACCGCCCTTTGGCATGTTACCGGTAGCTCGTTAAATCTATCTTTGGCATTATAGCTGCTATCTGAGATTGCCTTACGAACCAATGCCCATGCCTCGGCATCGGTCATTTGCCGAGGAGTAGTTATTGACTTTATTTTGTCTATAACCTGTCCTATTGCCGGAGCAAAGCCGCTGGTGTCCGTTGATATATAAGCCTTGATTGCCATGTCAACCTCTGAGTAAGAATAATCAGACAACATATCAGCCCAAACAGATACGGTAAAGTCAATGTTAATCGGCTTATAATTCGGATATGCAACCATTAACACCGCTATTATCTTACGTGTTTCTTTATCGGTCAATTGCTCTCCTCCTTGATTTCTCTCACCTTGTCACGAATTGCATCACGCTGCCACTTATTCAGCAAATATTTGTCGCAATCTAATTTTGCCATTAGATCATCAAGTGCTTTGTTATAACCTAACTTATACATATTCACATCATCAATGGTTACATTTTTAAACGATTCGTTTATGGTATTTACAACTGTATCAACTAGCCGTTCAATGCTAGTGGGTTCAACTCTTATCTCCATTGTTCTAACACCCCTTGTTTTGACTTCTGCGTTATTTCATCCTTGCCGTCAATCATTTTCATCTCTCCTTATTTGCTCCATGAGCCTATCAAACTGATCATTAGCACTCTGCCGTGACTTTGGTGGTTGAACTTTTTTTATTCTGTCCCAGGTTATCCCTTGATAGCCATTTCCAATACTCTCATCAATTATTGCGATGACAGCCTGTTCTCCGTACTCATCTGCCTTAATCTTAATAGTCTTAACCAAGGTTCTCAAGCCACTTTCTTTGTATGTGAACCTCCGTTCTTTTTTATATTTAAGCCATGTATTGATACTATCTAATAAATAATTAGATATATTAAACTCTGTAATTAATTCATCTAGTATATTATTATTTATATTAATATTCTCTGATGTATTAACTATATCTCTTTTATTATTAATATATATATTATTAATATCAGTATCAGATACAGATGCTTGCATGGGGCATACATGCCCCATAATAGGGGTATCACTTCTTATGCAGCTTACAACATCCAAAACATATTTTTTAAACACTTCCGACTTAATATGTTTTGCAACATTTTCAACCCCAGTAAGCGTTTTCTCGGACTTACTCCAGTTGTATTTATACCAATTCAGAATCAATATCTCCTTGGTATTCTTATCAAATTTAATAATCTTGTGAACGTTTTCAAAGCGCTCAAGCAACCTTATTATGGTGTCTTTATTGTATCCGGTATTTCTAGTCATCTGAGAATAGCTAATCTCATAACAACCACAAATATTAGTCTGAGGGTTCGTCAGCAAATAAATATAAAAATACTTATCCTCTGGTGTAAAATCATCTTCAACCTTGTTATCTGTCCAAAATGACAGATGTACATTCCTGTAAACTGCCATATTCACCCTCCTATCTTTGGTACAACCTCCAGCAAGCAGTCCTCACACAACTGATTGCCGTCATAATCATAAAGTATATCGCATTCACAGTTGCACCTATCACACTCATAAACGATCGTATGCCGTCTAGGGCAACTGTCACCCATACACGGATAACCAGGTACGGCACAACCACAACAATCGTTAATTTCTCTTACCATTGTCACCACCTCCGAGCTTTCGTGTCGCTCTTTCCCAGTTGTTGATAAACTTCAAGCACCACTCAACTGTGAATTTGCCGTTTCTTGTCATCTCATGTGCCCTGTTATAGTTCCTATCCGATTTGACCTCCAAGGGCTGATTTCCCATATTTACCACCTCACATTTTATTTTTGATTGATATTCAAATTCTTAAACATGGCACACATAACATCTACAACTATGCTGTTTCCAAACTGCTTGTATAACTGCGTGTTGCTATTTACTGCTGCCATTTTGGATATATCTTCATCAGATACACCCATCAGCCGTCCGCACTCTCTCGGTGTTAGCTTTCTAATGCGATAACCAACATTGTATAAGTATGAATTTCCACCAGCATTTCCAACCGGCTGAGAATTTAATGCCATAGCGCAAGCATTGGAACTGTATACTCTGTTTCCTTGCCTGTACTGTGAGCCAAACTCATTTTCTTTTCCGACACCGCCTAGCAATAAAGGCTTTTCAAGCAATAAATTATCTTTTTGCACACTCGTTAAGCAGTTACTTGTACCTTGCATATTTCACCTCTAATCTCTGCTCTGTCGGACTTCCCACAGTTCTATCTAACGGATTATTGGGATTTCTGCCACGCATAGCAACTATACACATATTGTCTTTATGCGCTCCTATACCTTTGCAATACCGTGATGTTACCGTACTTGCTGTTGGTGTATCAATATCGCATATTTTGGCATTATCTAAGCTATCCAAATGTCCTTCCGGCATTTTATTCAATTTGCACGGAATTTGCTCTTCAAGAATTTTCGGTTCTTGATTTCCACCTTGCATAGTGCTCAATGTTGGACTGCACCCCCACGTCATAAATTCTTTAACCTCATTCATTAAAACAACTCCTAAATCGTGTTTTTCCGCTTTGACACATCGGGAAACACCCCCCCGATAATGCCTTTCTGAAAATTGTCTGAAACTTCTGTGTATATACTGCCTATTATTTCCATTCAATTACTCCATTTCCATTCTGTTTGTTGCCGTAACCCTTATAATCTCTAGCCATAAGAGTGCAAGCAACATCAGTTTTTCTGTCTATTCTTATATTGTTCAATAACACAGTTTCCATCCGATCGTAAGTTGCTAATTCCAGCGTCATATCTCGCCTTGATACAGTTTGCAACTTCTCTTCTTCCTGGTTCACAGATTGTTCCGTCAACACAAGTCTGCTCTGCTCTGCTCTGCTCTGCTCTGCTCTGCTCTGCTAGGGATTGTATCTGGTAATGTTCCATTGTCAATAAGTGTCTGAATAAGTTTCTGTGCTTTTTCGTTGTTGAGGTAATACTTTTCATCTACATTATCCTCTAAGCAGTCTTTCAGATGTTTAGTGAGCGGTGTAGGCTCAGGGAAATGATAATTGTATTCTCCTAAAAATGAGAACATGAAACATCTTTCTCTATTCTGCGCTATGCCGTAGTTTTTAGCATTTAGGTCTTGCCAGTAGTTCACATATCCCAAACTTTCAAGAAAATCCAACCACTTTCTAAAATCAGGCATATTGTCCTGACTATGAACTTGCGGCACATTCTCCATAAACAGGATTTGTGGCAGTTCTCCGTTATTATCTCTGATTTCAGTTAATATTCTTTCCACTTCCCACAGCAAACCACTTCTTGTACCGCTACCTTTACTCATTCCCTTTTGCTTTCCAGCAACCGACAAATCAGTACAAGGAAACGAGTAAGTAAGTAAGTAAGTAAATGTTTTAGTGTCCGTAATGGCTAAATCCACAGCATGAACCTGTGTTATATCCATGGTTTGAAAATTTGTACCGTGTACTGCGTTGTAGCTTGCAACTGCGTATTTATCAAATTCAACAACCCTGTAATGCTCAAATTTCGCACCTATCCGCTTTAATGCCATAGCTTGACTGCCATAACCGGCAAATAACTCTATGAGTCTGATAGGCTTAGTAATGCTGATAGGTTCTCGCAAGTAGTCAAAAATATTCATTTGTGACATTTTTATCACCAAAGGACACCTAGGTTTTATGTGCGCACAACCTTATTCCTTTCTTTGATTTTTAGTTAGTTACTGGGGCTTCCTGCCTGTCTGAAAATGCTCATCATAAGCATCAACTGTATAGCGTATTCCAGTCATAGCCATATCAAGTGTTACATCTTTTTTTATCCAAGGCTCTTTCTGCATAATCTTTAATTCTCATCATTAAAGATTCTGCTATTACTATATTCGCATTGCTACTCATTCTGAATCACTCGCTTTCTTTTTTCTTAAAATCCTCACAAGGTATATCAAGCAAGCAACCGCATTTTTCGATTTCTGTCACCCCCCAATATGTCTTGTATCTGTAAGAATTTTCGCATTTAAAGCAGAAATCCTTACCATTATTCAGCTTGCAACTTGTCTTTTTATCTTCCAGCTTTTTCCCAATACTCTCATTTATCCTTTTGAGTTCCTCAACCTTTTTCTGCAATTTCTCAAAATCTTCAATGAGTTTATTGTATTTCTTTTTGCTTAAAATCTTCACTCCGAATCACCCACTTTCAACAAATCCATGAACTTCTCATACTGTCTCTGTGACACTTTATTATGCTCTTTTTCTGGCTTTAAGCGGATTATAAGGTGCTTTTCTGCAATATTGGATAATTCTCTTGCAAGGTTCTTTCTACCTTGCTCTAAGCCGTCACGATAGCCCCTAGATGGTCTAAATTCGTTTATCTTCTCCTTGCCCTCACCTTGACCGCCAGCTGTCTTGTTGTAACGGCATTGGTAGCCTTTCTTCGTGTACTGCAATATCCAATACTGCTCCATCTGATCTAGTTCAGTTTTAGGGTAGTGGATAAAATTAATCTGCCATCCATAGGGGTTATCCGCACTGTAAAACCCTCGTTTCTTCAATGATAGGTCTATGTGCTGATACCCGGTAAGGTGGCTGCACATCCGCTGCAAGATTTTTATAGCTTGACCTATGTAAAAGTAAGATATGCCATCCTCATCCGTCCGAGTTAGAAAGTATATACCACTCTTGTCATCAAGGTTTGGATTAACTTTCAAAAGCCTTTCACGGTTGGATTTTTCTATAGCATATATTTTTTTGTAATTTAGCTTACTCGTTCTTTCCACCTCTCTTCACTATCTCAATTGCCATGTTCAGTGCATAATTGTTTCCATTCTTTGTCCCTCTTTGAAATTCATTATCCACACAACTTATAACCTTTTTTTCACTTTTCAGCTTCTCCACAACCTTGTTCACATCATAGGCGGTTGGCTGTTGCTTGATTTCCCCTATTGCCGTATACCAGTTAGGCATAATGCATACATTCTCATAGTCTTGTTCTATCTTGTCTAGTGCATCCAGCAGTTTATCTGCATCAATTAATCTCAATCTTCATCGCTCCAATCTAATTTCTGCCCGCAATCCCAGCAGTAATTTGTAATACTCCGTTCAGTCGCCCATTTTTCAAGGCACATATTCCCACATGAGGGACACATATATGCAGGAATTTTCCTAAAAATACCGCCGTGCGCTGAATATAAGCCATTTTTTCGCGGTTTCTTTGCTTTATTCTCTGTCATTCTTCATCACTCCAATCTATAGCCTGTCCACATGACGGACAATAATCGTATTCGTCATAATCAATTTCATAGCTAACACCACAAGCAGGGCAAATCCATGTGTCATATACAAGATTTCCGTCAGGGTCATATCCATCACCTTGAATGTCTAGTTTCTTCGGTATCTGCTTTTCAAGTGCCTCGATTGCCATATTTAACGCTTCATTCATATATATGTATGGTTGAAAATTTGGTGTATTTCTGCATTCTTTAATTCTTTTAATAGCTTCACGCTCTGTCATTCTCCTACCTCCTCGTTAATATCTCCTATTCCACATCTCTATTACCTCAAGTCTTTTATCCGAGACTAATGATGCGTCCTTATCGCCATAGTTCTGAGGGACGAGCTTTAGCTCTCCAAGCTCATCAATGTTGTAATATGAGCGACCTATTGACTCCTTGCTTGTCCCACAATTCAAACATTCGACCGCCCACGCTATCTCTAATTCGTGAGATGGGGCAGTTCCAATACTGTCCATGTTTTTATAAATTTCATGCGTTAATTTTGGCGGGTTTCCGCAAAACGGACAGCGTTTTATAACTATTTCTGGCATATTATTCCTCACTTTCTTTGGTTTTAATAAATAATATATTCTTTGTATTTATTTAGCAGATTCTCCAATCTGATACAGTCGTTTGATCTGTCCATGTATCCTGCCATGAAAAATCCCTGTTCGATATTGCAAATTCTAAAGTATATCTTTTTGAACATCCATTTATACAGTTTTCTTTTAACCATTTGCTCAAATCTCCTTTATCAATTCTGGATCATCAAAAATATTGCCGATAACCTCTGCATTAACCATATTTATCCAATAACCTAAATCTTTTCTGTATCTTTTAGTACACTTGCCTGACCAGTCTACATAAAATCCAACATGTTCAGTTTTGGTGCTATCAAAGCAACTCTGATAACTGCCGTATTTGATTTGTGCACAAGCATCACTAAATAAGTCTTTTACAATATCATTCTCCCAAATCAGCTTGCCGTTCTTGTCTTTCAAGCCTGTACATTGGCAGATTGTGGATTTATCAACCTCGCAGAAACATGAACCAGAAATAGTCCAATCATCACAAGCAGCCCCTGTGTATTTCTCAATAACAAGACCGCCTATAAATACTCTCCCATCTTCATATCCATCATCAAACAAGTACCCCTGCACCCATTCTCCGCTATCGGCTCTCTTTGCTTTGAACAAATATCTATCTTCCATGTTCTCTCCTGTTCTAATACCTTGATATTTCTATCTCACTGTTCAATATAGAATTAAGTTCCTTGCTAAGTAAATCAAGTTCCTGTTTCACTAATAATTGAGCTTCGCTTATCGCGCTCATTACAGATGTACTGTTTAATTTTCTATCCATAATGCCTAGTGCCTGACAGCTCATGTATAGTGTTTCTCCGCAACCGTGTAGTCTGTGAACGCATATATCTAACCTTTTGTTGTCACCCCTGTAGATGGTTCCTGTTTCAACAGGCTCTCCATATTTTGCATTGCTTATATACTTCATATTCTCTCCTATTCCGCTTCTGATTTAAGCCATTTTAAGCATTTTTCTAAATCACAATATTCCTCATCGCACCCAAAACAATACTGGTTGCATGAGGTATTAGATTCGCATTGACTTGTTATACTTGACAAGAAGTCTGTTAACTCTTCATCCGACATATTCCTTATTCTGTCGGCATTGCTCTGCTTATCACTCATTTTCTCCACCTCTCAATTCTTCAAAAAATACCATTGGATATGAAGCCATACAATTAGCTGTCATAGGGTCATGAATTTCTGTAACTACTACCTCTTTTCCGTCAATGATATGCTTTGAGCCAATAGGGAAACCATGTCTCAATTCTTCCTTTGATAGCATATATTCTTTTACAATCATTTTTCTCCACCTCCCAATTCCTTCAGTTTTGCTTCGGCTTCGGCTTCTGCTAAGTCCATACCGGCAAGGCATCCACTTGCGTATGCTTCCTCGTAGCACCTATCTATTGCTTTGTAAAATTCATCGCAAAACAATTCAGTAAGAGGGCATTCTGAACACTTGTAATTCTCGTGGTAGCATGTAGACTTTATATGAACACATTCTCTATGTACTGTCGCGTCATTTTCTACCGGCAATTTAACAAGTCTGCCCTGTTCCTCTAAGTCCTCATAATCTTTTAACTTTCTTAAATATTCCGCAACCTGTCTATGTTCCCAATATTCCTTTATTGCCGAACTAGTCAACGGCATTGTTTCAAGATATTCTCTCTTGTAAAATCGTTCATATTGCTCTGTCTTTCTTTCGCAATGCCCTATTATCTCATCAATCGTTAGCTTTTCCATTGTTCTCCACCTCCGACCAATCAATCTTCTGCCCACAGTTCGGACAGTAATACACAAGCTCATTACACAAATTGCCCCCACATTGCTGGCAAGAATACCGTATTGGAACCCATTCGCCATTATACTCTTCTACAACCAGCGGTTTCTGTCCTATCTGCTTATTAACGCACGCTTGAGCGATTCTTAATGCATACCTGCTTGATATGTTCTTACATCTCGATGTAGCATCCTGTTCAAGTATACCTTCAAGTAATTCAAGTTGATTCTTCACCTGCTTTAGATTCATTCCTTTTCTTGTGCTCATCCGCTTTCACTCCTACTTAAACGGTAAATCATCCTCTATCCCCTCTGGTATGCTCATAAAGTCGTTGCCAGAGCTTGGCTGATTGCTTGCATTTGCTGTATTGGACTGCTGACTATTGCTGTTATTCGCATTCTTACTCTCGCAAAATTCCTGTTCCTCAACAACAACATCAGTCGTATAGACTTTATTGCCATCCTTGTTTGTATAGCTACCGGTCTGAATTCTACCAGTTATGGCAATCTTAGTGCCCTGTTTAAGGTACTTCTCTGTAAACTCAGCGCTCTTGCCAAATGCAATGCAGTTGATAAAATCGGCTGTCTGTCCATCGCCCTGTTTCTTAAATTTACGATCTACAGCCAATGTATATCTGGCTATACACATCTGCTCGCCATTCTGTGAATATCTGATTTCCGGATCACGGGTAAGCCTACCCATCAAAATTACTTTGTTCATACTATTTCTCTCCATTCTGTCTAATTGTAAAGGTTATCCCAACCTCTTTCTGTAATGTATCTATATAGTCCTGCCATTTCACATCTTCATCAGCAAGGCAAGAAGTTTTAAGCATAAAGCGCTCGATGAACCTACATAATCTATCATGGCCAAACCCAAATTCATCATGCAATGTTGCACATGATAATAAGACCACTGTATCTATCGTGTTCCATTTAACTTTCTGCTCATATTCACGCATCTTTGACGTTGGAATTTCAAGCGGAACAAAACATGCTCTACGTTTGGCCAGTTCCTTTTCTGCTTCTTCTATGCCCTCACGCTTGATAATCTCTAACAACCAAGCTGCACCGGACATTCTATATTCATGTACTTTATCATTTGATTTCGCCATATCTTTTGTACTCCTTTCTGCTTAAAATGGACATTCATCCTTTGCTCTCAACTGCAATTCCACTCCGGCTCTTGCAACGTCCACATTTGCGTTTTTAGCCACTTCACATATCTCAGTAACCATTCTGTCGGCATTGCTTGTATCAATCCCCAAATGGCACAATATGACGTTCTGTAGGCTATCTGTAGCATTCACTTTAACAAATTCCTTACAAGTAGCTAATTCACAGTGACCAAGTATCTTATGAGTGTAATTCGGAGCATCAGTATCGACCATATCTTTGATGTAATTACATTCGATTAACATATGGTCGATATTTTGCTTTTTAAATGTCATTGGGCAATACTCAAAATCCGTCATGTACAACATTTTTTGCCCATCAACCTTGATCAAAAAACCGTAATTGGGAGTGCCGTTGTGTGGGAGAGAAAAACAACGAATTGTAAACTCTCCCATTTTTACAGCCTTACTAACAGATTCAAATGGTTTCCACACTGGTATACCCAGTTTTTTCAAATCAACTGCTGCCCTGATGTGGTCTCCATGAGCGTGACTTATAATGACACCAGCAACATCTTTAATATTGTAATCAAGACCTCTCTGTATATCTTTAATTGACACTCCACAATCAAGGATAAGCGTTTGATTACTTGCATTTGTGAGTAAATAGCAGTTGCCTACGCTGCCACTGGAAATACATTTAAGCTTCATTCCTACGCCTCGATTTTTTCTAATGGACATTTTTCATGCCTTTTGCCATTTCTAAACTCAAAAGATACGTCTGCACATTTGATCTGTTTCAATTCCATAAGTTTACATTTAAAATCTAAAGAGCACGGAGCAACATACCATGCCCTGCACTCCTGACAGTTACTAGGCATTTTGTTCCAATATATTTCACACTTTGCTTTCATTCCAAAAGCTCCTTTCTTACATTTACTCTACCTGAAAATATTTCTCCGTTTACTTTGCAAACTCTGGTACTTCTTCGTCTTCCATAAACTCCTGTGAATTTGCATTTTCAAGATCGCTCTGCACCTGTGTTGATACATCCTCAATTGTATATTCCTTAAAATCACCATCCTCAACTTCTTCCTTGGTGTATAATCCCATCGTTAATTCAGGACAGTTAAGACGTGAGAAAAACGATGCAGCTCGATACCTAAGCATAAGCTGTGGCATTGTTTTCCACTTGCTGCCATTCTTGCCGAGCCATCCCTCGTCTTTGGCCATCTGCATATCTACAGTCATACCCTCTACTCTCCTGCCTTTTTTCAAAGTCCAACAAGTGCATGAGAAAGGTTTGCCGTTTGCATCCTTGGTTTCCTCATACTGTAACTCAATATCATATTTACCGCTATTATTCACTTGGGCGATAAGAAACTGAGAACTCCATGATGGTCTACCCTGTATAGGGTACAGGTTCTGCATGACCATAAGAGGGCTTATTCTCATTCTCTGTGCCTGCTCAATAGCGATAAGACAATTGGATGGGTTCTTCTGGTATGTCTGTGGTACAATAGTTGACTCTGCCAGTGCCTTAGCCATCTGCATAGCCATTATGAAGTTATCGGATGTACCAAATATGCCAAGACTGTAATCAGTCACCTTGTTTGAAGTTGCTACCTCTTTCTTCTGTTCTGTTGCAACTATCTGTGTATTATCTTCCATCTACTTATCCTCCCTACGTAGTGCTTCTTTTATAATTTCTGCAATGGTTTCTATTGCTTCTGCCTTGAGCTCATCAACAGTCTTTTTTGAGTTTTCAATAGCCTCTTCAAGCTCATCCTCACTTATATATTCACGTAAACATTTAAGTAATACTACTGTATCAGCTCTAACTTCACTCCTAGAACCATCAATTTCAACAAGTCCTTTGACACACTTAATCATATTTATTTCTCCTTATTTTGTTTGATTTATTTAACAATTGCTCTACATATACATCCATTGAATGACACAATTTTACGCAATTGCCATGCAACATGTGATTTTTCAAAGCACCATATTTTTCATAAAACTTTTTCTCTGCCATATCATTTAATCTCCTGATTCAAAGATTGAAGATGAAAAGATACAAACCGGGCGAACACCGCTGTAGTTGTCACAGAAGCCGTAGTAGATATAGCCAGCGGACGAAACAACGGATACGGCTCTTTTGTAATCGTTGCATGGTGTACTCCAAGGGCTAACAAGCCACCACCAATAATCTTTGGTGTTTGGTATGAGGTTTCTATACTTTCTGTATTCGTCAACAGTAAGAAGAGAGACCTTATCCTCACACTTGCCATATTCTGTCTGGCCGTCAAGAGATAAAAGATTTCTCTCAAACGGAATTATATTTTTTGAACCTATTTCTGCAGCCATCTTCTCAAAAAACTCTCCATTAAGATAGCCACGAAGACCACTGTTTTCCCAATTGTTTGAATTTGAATCAAACTCCATGTCTTCAATGTTATCAGCCAGACAAATATATCCAGCACCTGTAATATCAAGAATCTTCCACGTTGTATCTGCAAGTTCAAATGTATCTCCAATACCGAGTCCTTCCGGAAGATTGATTGACTTTGAAGTTGTCTTTAACACTGCAATCTCGTTTCTGAGATCATTAATCTGTTCCTGCAACCCTCTCATTGTTAATGTTGCCATAATTACTCTCCTTTCTTTGATACAAAGATATTAGATTTTAAGATACAAACCGGGCGAACACCGAGGCTGTAGTAACAGTCGCCGTTGCTGACATTGCCAGCGGACGAAACAACGGATACGGCTCTTTTGTAATCGTTGCATGGTGTACTCCAAGGGCTAACAAGCCACCACCAATAATCTTTGGTGTTTGGTATGAGGTTTCTATACTTTCTGTATTCGTCAACAGTAAGAAGAGAGACCTTATCCTCACACTTGCCATATTCTGTCTGGCCGTCAAGAGATAAAAGATTTCTCTCAAACGGAATTATATTTTTTGAACCTATTTCTGCAGCCATCTTCTCAAAAAACTCTCCATTAAGATAGCCACGAAGACCACTGTTTTCCCAATTGTTTGAATTTGAATCAAACTCCATGTCTTCAATGTTATCAGCCAGACAAATATATCCAGCACCTGTAATATCAAGAATCTTCCACGTTGTATCTGCAAGTTCAAATGTATCTCCAATACCGAGTCCTTCCGGAAGATTGATTGACTTTGAAGTTGTCTTTAACACTGCAATCTCGTTTCTGAGATCATTAATCTGTTCCTGCAACCCTCTCATTGTTAATGTTGCCATAATTACTCTCCTTTCTTTGATACAAAGATATTAGATTTTAAGATACAAACTGGGCGAACACCGCGGTCGCAGTAACAGCTGCTGCGGTAGAAATTGCCAGCGGACGAAACAACGGCGATGCTATAACTACAACCTCTTTCCTCAGTGCTCCAAGGAGTACATGTCCACCACCAATCGTCCAAGTCCTTATTAGGAAGTAAGTTGTTGTACTTCCTAGCCTCATCAAAAGTGATAGGTCTTACCTTGCATTTACAATCATCAAATTCATGCTGCATATCAACTGATGTTAACTCAACAGTATGCTCAACGAGATTGTTTTCCCCAACCTCTGACTCAATTATCGGCTGAATCTTATCTTCAATCATTTCCTTAAGATTAGATTTGTTGTAATCTCTTGATGTCTCATCATAAACTACATTTTTGGCCATAAAGTTCTTAGAAATAATTTTGACCTCAGCCCCTATCTGTTCAAGCACAATAAAGTCATTCTTCCCAATCTCAAACACATCTCCAGGTGCTAAGGTTGATAATTCTACCTTGTTCTTTCTTTCTGCTTCTTCAAGCTGCCTTACAAGTTCTCTTGCTACTTCTAATGCCTTACTCATCACATTACCTCCAATTCCTCGTTGTCGTTTACGGCAAGCATTATTATCTGACCATCTACCATATCTACAGCTTTCTGCTGATTTGCAGAATCAAGACTCTCTGCATCATCAAGCCACATAGGACAAGCAACATTACTAATCTGTTGAATACTGTTGCAAATATCAATCCTACCAATAATCCTATTTCCCTTGTTACTCATCGTGGTAAGAATACTCTTCCCGTCTATAGTAGGAATACATGTTGACTTATATCCGCCGTTTTTAGCAAATTCAAATAGCTGCCACTTTACCAAATTAAAATGTTTGTTTATTTCATTTGTGAGAACTTCATTTTTAGCCTTATCAAGATCATCTAACAAATCAAGAATCTTCTGTGCATCCGTTTGAGCCTGTCCAAGATTGCGCTTATTAGCCAGCAACTCTTCAAGCCTTGTTTCGTCAGCTTCTGTATCAGACTTAGCGATCTTGGCTTCGCACTCAGCTAACTCCTGCCTGAGTGTGGTCTCTTCGGATTTTAGTCTCACCCTTGTGGCTGTTGTCTCCATACCAGCCATATTGATTTCAAGTGCTTCTATCTGCGCCATCACGCCGATATATTCATCAGCACCCGATATGTCAATGCATAATGGAAGTGCGTTATATTCTTCTTCAAGCTTGGTAAGCTTTGTTCCTGTATCAGCAACAGTCTTTCGATTGAACTCATTGCATTTTTTAAGTTTTTCTATATGCTCCTCAATCTCCTTGATCTTCTGAGCTACGGCCTTGCCATCAGCCTCAACTGCTGCCAGTCGCTCGGCTTGATTCTGTGCAAAATCACTCTTAAGTCTTTCGATATCTTCTGCCGGAAATTCTCTATGGCAAGTCGGACATATGGTAGCAAGTTCGTTAAATTTCTCAGCATTAACGGATTTCCATTCAGCCACTAGTTTTTCTTTCTTTGATTTCCAAATACTCAAAGTTCTTGTTGACTGGTCAATATCCCAGTCGTTATCAGAAATCCCCTGAATTACATTCATCTGAGTAGTCTTGCAATCATCTATCGCACTTCTAAGTGCTGCTCTCTTGCAATCAAGATTCTCATTTGCTTTGTTCTGCATCGCAGATATTTCAAACTTTAATTTTAAAATTTTGTCTGCGATCTCATCATGTTCAGCAGCTACCTTATCCATGTCCATCTGATCTTCTGTGACCTTGTTCAGTTTTTCTTTAATTGCATTTTTCTGCAATTCCAAGGCGGATATATCTATTGACTGTTTGATCTGTATATCTCTTTCCTTTTCTGCTATCTGTCCGTCAAGAACTGGTAGTTCCTTTGCAACTTTGGACTTTGTGGCTTTATTCATTGCTGAAAGCTCGTCTGCCGTATACTTCTCAAGGAGTGGAACAAGTTCAGTAAGTTCAACTTTGCTTTTTGCGACATCAACATCTGATACGCCATCTACTAATCCAAACAGAAATTCTCTCATTTCTGTTGGTTTCTTCGACAAAAATGCATTGATGTTACTACACATCTTGAGAATAGACATATCAGCGTCAAGATATGCATTAAAATCTCTTAATGTCTTAGGCACATCGTTGATTGAATAAGAATTATCATCCTTGTAACTGCTGCCATCTTTGCTATATTTCCTCTTCTGAGACTTACGCATGACGACTTCCTTGCCATCAACGTCAAACACGGCCGTAACTGACACATCCGTGTCATCTACAGTTTTGCCACCAACCATACGGCGAATAGGTGGATTATCGGCGAGCTGATAATCACAGTTGAACAACAGCCACATATAAGCGTTAGTTATTGAGGATTTCCCTTTGCCGTTGGAAGCAGCAATCTTAGTGTTATTCCCGAAAACAACTTCCTTATGTGCATAACACATGAAGTTCTCTAAAATTAACTTTTTCAAACTGATTTTCATTTTTTATCTACCTCCAGTGGCAATTCACCAAGTATAATAAGTACCACGTCCAGATCTATAAACTTTTCTCTTCTTGCTACACTTATGAGCACATCGGCTCTCGTCTCCATATCTATTAATTCCTCATATCTATCACGAGGAATAGTCACACTGTCTGCGCTGCTGTTATTACATGTCCCTTCGCAACTAATTTCCATCTTTTTTCTCCTTTCTTTCTTCAAGCACTTCAAATCTTGAGACAGATACCTCGTAAGCTGTCTTTTTCTCTTCGGTGCCATCCTCATAAAATTTGTTGTATTCCCTTGACTGAAATCTGCCAGTTATGCCAACCATAGAATTAAGTGGTACATCTGCGAATCGGTCAGCGCTCTTGCCCCACAAGAGGATTGGAATTAGATTTCCAATTCTATTAGGGAGATTATTGATTACTCTAGTATCGCTAACCCTGTAACCCCTAGGTGTTAACCTAATTTCTATATCAGCATATTTATGGGCGATAAAATCAATTCTGTTTTTATCACACGTATAGGGCTTGACCTCATGTACCTCTATATATACTTTTGTGTGATTTACACCTGTTGAATCGACAACATGCTTAGTGCGGATATGCCCGACTACCTCTACATAATCAAATTTGCTGATATATGAGACCTTACTATCTTCAATATAACAAGGCACTAAATCCTCTGTTCCACTCAGTCGCCTTGCACTTATAATCACGCGATAATACGACTTATTACCTACTGAGAACTCATATATAGGTGTATCAACAACACATCCAGCGATTACCGCATTATTGTTTGACCAATCACTAATATTTTTTTCTCTCATTCCTTTCCTCCTCTATAGTTTCCATCTTTTGCTTAACTACCAGCATCGTAAAAAACAATCCTGCAAATACCAAAATAATCAATATCTTTGTCCAAATGGGTAAATGAATGTTAAATAGTTCCACCCCTACAGGTACGAATATGATGGCTACATAAAACATAATGGCCATCAGTGTGCACAAGACACGAATTATAATCGTGTCTAAATTTCTTCCCACGCAATCACCTCCTGGCATCACAATACTGCCCTATATTCATCTGGGCATTAGCACCGCTGATCTGCTCGGATAGTGCCGTTGGTGCTGAGTAACCGTCAATAAACTCTCTCACATTGTCTATGTACCTACGCTTGATGCTCTTATATGTGGCTACGCAACCGAACTCTCTCTTAAGCTGGTAATATATATCCTTAAAAGTCTGCGATCTTATGCTCCTGTCAGCGTATGCCTCGCTATCTTTGCCGCCTAGTACCGACACTGCCTTGCGCTTGACAAGTTTCTGCACTTCGTCAATCTCACATCCGTACAACGGCATATCGTTCTCCAGCCTGTCCACCCTCTCTGACAGTTCAGTGTTGCCTTGGGCAAGAAGTTTTATCTTCTCTTCGGTTGTCATAGGCTTTGCACTATAGTTGCCTGTTTTGCGGATAGATGGAAGTACCTCAGATGTTACCCATCTGCGAAAACTCTTTGCGTTTGGCTTGTCACTTCGCAAGATAACCGCATATAAGCCACTCTCAGTTATGAAGTTCGTTTCACCCTGACGCCCTAACTCTAATTTAGTGCGTTCATCATCATCTAATCGCTGAGCGACCTTTGATGGGTTCTGAATGTCTAACGCCTTGCAAACATCTGCCAAACAAAACAATGGCTCTCCATCTACAACGGCGGTTCTCATATTAAATTCACCGTCTGTAAATAACTGTATCTCGTTCATTCTTCTCCTTTCCTATGCTATAATCCCCCATAAGGAGGTGATGTAATGAAACCCTTTGAGGATTTCGTTGAGTATTTGAACTCTGACAAATTCCAGCAGACATTGAGCGATATTCCCCTAAACCTAAACAATAAGGAATACAACTTACTCAATCCGTCTGATATAGCAGAGTTACAACACGCAACCACAGAACAAACGCTTAATTTGATGGTTCACATTCTTGGTGCGTATCACGAATGGATTGAAAATTAAATCCGTCCGTATTTGACGTGATCGTCTCTGACAAGGCGTTGCCGTCAATGTAGTTCTTTTCTTTCAGCAACTTCTCAATATGGTCCAGAGTGCGGTCAATGCTCTTTAGCGTGCTGAGAAGTTGCTTTTCGTTTCTAGCGTCCATGGCTACTCCTTTTTCTCTGAACTGCTCTCTGCTACGTCTGCCAGTGTCTCTGCCTTGCCTAGTAAGTAGCCTTTGTCAAACTCTGACATGCTCGGTAAAGTCTCTTTGAGTTTTTCAACTATCTGCTTTTCCTTTTCGCTCATGTTTTCACCTCCTTTGTTCATCTGATGTACACATGATAGCACATTAAATCAACACTGTCAACATATTTGTTGACTTAATGTACATTATGTGGTAATCTATTAAATGAAAGGAGGTACAATATGAAAGAACGAATTAAGGCAGTGAGAATCAAAGTTGGTAAAAATCAAACGGACTTTGCTCAAAGTATTTCAGTTTCAAGATCAGCTATTTGTAAAATGGAAAGTGGCGAAAATTTCCCATCAGAACAGACAATCAAAATTATATGTAAAGAATATGATGTCAACGAAGAATGGCTGAGAACTGGCGAAGGAGAAATGTTCATACAGAAGAGCAAGGAAGAACAGCTCGGAGAAATGCTTGCCGAGATCACCAAAGCAGATGATGAGTCTTTCAAAAAAAGATTGATTGTTGCTCTTGCTAACCTTGATGAAAATGGTTGGGATAGCCTTGAAAAATTGATTGATTCAATTTCAAAGAAATAAAAAACGCCCCAAGAAGTACCATTGGTACTTCTTGGGGTTTGTTTTACTTAATGAGATTCATAACATAAGCATATAGTATGTTAATTATGCGTTCGTCTGCTATCTTTTGTACTGCATCTGTTATTTCTTTCTTTTTTTCCTCCACAACCTATACCCCCATACAAATTTGCTATCATTTGTATACTTATATTATATGTGCAAATAAATTAAAATAGAAGTCTAATTTTTTGTCATAATATATGGTAATTTGGGGAAATGCATGGTACTATGACTGTATTATATATTACATGGGAGAGGTGAATACGAATGAGTAACTTTTTAATTGCGTTTGGAGCAATAATAACGTTTTTAGGAACAGGTATATGCGTAGCACTGACTATAATATTACTATGCAAGAGTAAACAAGCAACGCCATTTATAATAGGTATTTTTGCTTCTGTCATTGTTGGGGGAATATTTCTTGGAATAGGTTGTGCAAGGCAGCCAAAGGTGGAACATGAAGAAGTCGCCTATAACACTACAGAAACAGAGGTAACTGAAAAACCTACGACCGAAGAGACAACTGAGACACCAACCACAGAAGAAAAAACTGAGGAAGAAACAGAAGCCGCTACCGAAGAGGTTAATGCAACGGATATTTCAGATATGCAGTTTCAGTCTTATTGGGATATGGCAAAAGAAACTGTAGAAAGTTGCTTGAAAAATCCTAAGTCAGCAGATTTTCCATCTTCTGTTTTTAATCAGGGCAATATTGCCATGGAACGAAAAGGACATCTTGTCGTAGTCCAAAGTTATGTATATAGCACAAATTCATTTGGAGCTGAGGTTAAAAGTGATTTTACTGTAGAAATGTTAGTATATGATACTGACAATTTTATATATGATGTTGTCTATCTCAATATTGATGGAGAGACAAATGGAGAATATGTGAGTCTTGACGAATGGGATGAAACAAATACAAGCGGAGAAAGTGAGTAATCACAATCTCCGCTTTGTTTTATAAAATATTTTCTCTAATTGCAAGCCAAAATACACGTATTGTCCACGGAGAGCCGTCTGTATTTGCAGCAAATTTTAGCGGAACTTTTTGCGCCGATTTTGATGCATCAAATGCATCGTAACTTGGCCCTATTAACTGCATTGCTGGCACAGAAGATTCAGTAGAAATTCCAAGATATGATATAATTGGAATAAATTCATCAGTCCCTGCTGGCACAAGAATGTTTTGTGTTACTTCTTGATATTGTCCCTTCTTGTCGTCCCCTGCTGGAAAAACAAACGTGACATATCCTTGACCCACAATTTGAAAATTAGAATTCAGTTTATCCAGAGTGGAGCTTGCTAAGTTGACAGCTTCACATATTTGGTTGACATCGCCTGCGCCAAAATTGTCGCCTGTCTGCTGATATTCCGTCACATCTTCAAAACTAACCGTTCCGTCATCGTTAGTAATCATATTATACTTACGTTTTGTGTTGGCTGTAGCAAGTACATCCTCTTTATAATTTGTTTTCAAAACCATTTTAATCTCTCCTTATATCCTTATATCCTTGTATGCACCTAGTTTAAATGGTATACGTCTAGGCTTAATACTGTCTAAAGCGTCCTTAATAAGTTGACAAGCTGTTTCCAGTCTGTTCATCTCTGCTGAGCTAATAAACGCTCCATTGTCATAAAACGTCTGTTTGGCGCCTATGTCTTGTGGATATACTACGCTGTTAATCTGTGCAATGTTGTTTTCAAATGCGTTAAATTCGTCTGCGTAATAAAAATCTGTATACAACTTATCAATACCCATGCTTTGATAACCTGTAACTGGTCCACACAAATCTTCGGCTCTTTGCTTTAAATATTCTATGTTATTTTTTATTCGGTTGTAATCAGTCCATATAACTGCGTCACCGCTTTTCCAGTCCGTTTTTGGTTCATTCCACAACTATTCCACCACCTTTCTGGCACTAAGTTTTCCACTCCATGCACCATTGAATGAAAGTTCGTTTTGATATGTTTTAATTTTTATTTTGTCACCATTCGCCTTGACCATATTGAATAAATCCCCAGCATCTACGCTAGGGTCTCCACGCCAACTTATTGAATAATCAACTGCACCTAGGTAATAATTCGCTAACCAATCATCAAGCAAACTAGCTACTTCTGTATTATCAACAAGTGGGTTGTTCCAATTAACTGTTTTGGCTCCGTTGTTATTGTATCTATGGGTTAATCCTTTAGTGTCCACAACATACTCATATCCACTGACTGTGTACGTAAGTGTTGTATCTTTGTCAGTTAGTCCATCAAATTTTAAAATGCAATAATATGCACCACTTTCTACAACTGTAACTGCATTACTTGCATCAGTGATGGCGGTATAACCGTGACTAGGTGCTGAAAAGTCAACTTTCACAATATTGTTGTTTGAATTGACAGTAATTTTTTCGGACACAAGTTCTTTTTTGTCGGTGCCGGGTTTATATGATTGTTTTTGAACGGTAATTGACTTTAATTTATCTTCCATCGTAACAGTTGGTGTATCAAACATATCATCTTTGGACAGTTCATAGTCTGTTGCGTCACCAATTCCAACATAGTCTATTGACACTCTTGCGTATGGCTCAACTTTAGTAAACTCTATAACAACTTTGTTCGCAGAGCCATAACGATTGTAGTCTGTCCAGTTAAGGCTATCTACATCGGTAATAACAACATTATCAACAAGCGTATCATTATCATAAGTTTTTATAGTAAATTCAAGAGGTTTACAATTTCTAAAATTAATTATAAATCCATACCAACTGTAAGATATATCTAAATTGAGAGTAATTGTAGGATTTGCAGAAAACTCGCCAATGCCGTTTGCTATTTCCTTGCTCACATATCCTACTTCTTTATATATTTTGTTTTTAGGTAAAAAACAAAGGTTCCCGCTATCAAGTCGTGAAAACCCGGTACTGCACATTGCGTAAGCTGTTTTCATGCTCTGCACCTTCTCCTATTCTACGCACAAATCCATTGTGAATGAATGTTTTTCGCCTGGTTGCAGTGTTACCGGCTCGATAACTTCACGTGCTAACATCATTGCTCCCGTGAAAGCACTTGCATAACTCGCATATAACCCTACTTCTGATATGGTTAGTGGTGCATTACCTGTATTTCGTATAACTCTAGTGATAGTTATAATTGAACTTGAAAATGTCTGCGGTATATCTTTAGTTTGTGTGACGATCTCATAGTCTTCTGTCACATTTTCAAGCTTTATATCTGCCGCTGTTGCTGGTGTTGTGCCTGTCCCTAACACTATATAAACTCCGGTTATGGCTGAGCTAGGCGCATTTTTTAAAAGCAACGATGCACCAAACAGCTGTCTAAACCAGGAGTAACTTGCGCTAGCTGTTTTGTTTTCTGTGGTTTTACACACAGTATAATTGCCTGAACCACTTTGACAGTTCAGGCTAACAAGACCAGCAAAATTATTTGTCAACATACATGATTCCTCCTTTAATCTAATGTGTTATCCGTCTCATGTGTCACTCGGCACTGTACAATATCGGATGTCATTGTTGTGTCTAATATCTGTGTGTTTGATGTGCCTGTTTGTATCTTTCCGATGTTCTCTGCCATTGTGTCAAATGTATCTGTCGCCTCTGTTGCTACGCCCTTATCAGTGATAGCTGAGGCAACTTTATGCTTGCCATCACTGACAGATTTTTTTACTTCTGCAACTTCATCTGATATTGTTTTTATACTTTTGTCTATCTTGTCCATGTCTCCTGTGTAATCTGTTCGCCAATCTGGAATATCATCATTACCGAATTGGCATAATCCAAGATTTTTTGTTTTATTTTGTGATGCCAAAAAATCACCTCTCTATTATTTAAGTTTAAATTTTGCTTGTGTAGCATACTCATAAGCTGTTAATTTGTATGTATCATACCTGCTTGCTGTCAGCCTTAACATTGCATACTGTTTAGCTGTCAATGCTCCATTATCATCATGTAACACGCTGTCAATATCACTAAAATCTAACTGTCCATTTGATGATATTGTTTTTGTGGGTGTAATTGCGGATTGTATATGAATCCTATTTTGCCTGTCAATGGACAAAGTGCATCTGCCGGCATTGGCAATTATCTGCAAACACTCTGCGTGCGTAGCAACTGGTAACGGATTATGTGTAATAGTGCTTTTTAAAAAATTATCAAGAAAATATTCGCTATTATCTATAATTCCGGCGTCCGTCAGCACAAGCAGCGCTAAATCGTATAAAGTTATTCCATTTGCATAATACTGACCTTTATAGTATTGCCCGGTTAACAATGTAAATCTATCTGTAGCATTAAATGTCGCTTCTCTACTATTAGCCGACCATGCGGATAAGTAAGTGGTTTGCTCCGGCAACCATTCAATATTGCCCTGTCCGTCTACATCATAGCCAAACTGTACTTTAACCTCTTGACCGATTCCCATATACTGTATTGCACTGTCTGGATTGTCTGGATCGTAATATTGATCTTGATTATCAACTTTAATCATAACATCCATCGATGGTATGGTTTCTGCTATTGGAGATACATACTCTTTGCTACTGTAGTCCATTACCTCTTCGTTGGTAAATGTTTTTGCAAGACCACACTTAAATGAGTATATTCTCAATCTATTCTGCCCGTAACGCATTTGAGTTGGTTCGATTGTAATAAATGTTATGTCTGTAAAAACATCTTCCGTTGTCCACACTTCGTTAGCATTACGATAACGTGTAGTGCCATTGTTAGTAATAACATCAAACTCAGTCGGATAACATTTTCCAAAATTGACAGTCAAGCCCTTAATAGTATGCGAATTTGCTAGCACCATTGTAACTGTTCCCATAATATCAGCAGTTACAATGCCGTTGTTATAGTAATCGGTGCCAGTTCTAGGCAAGAAAAAAGCATTGCCATCGAGGACAGCAATGCCAGGTTCTGCTGTAGCATATATTCTAGTTACTTCTTCGCCATCAAAAGGGGCAATGTCATTAGAATATTCTACTGTTTTTGTTTGTTTGTCTAGTTTTATTTCGTTTTGGACTCGGGAATTTACAAGGCCTATTGTTGCTTTGATATAACCTCTGTTTCGGTTAAGGGACTTCATAGATTCCTTATATTTTTTACTTACATTTTGCATTACATCACCTACCAGTATCTATAAGGTTGAACTGACAGTTACGATATTTAGTTACTATGTGCGATTTTGGACTTGCAAACAATGGTTCTGCTGTTCTGTCGCCTGGGTACATTATAATTGTTATCGGTTTACCTGTGCGATAATCTTCAAATGTAACTGGAATATAAAATGGTTCAACCGCTTTTAACATTGCTTGCCAAATTTTTGGTTCAAGGCCGACCCACTTCATGTTATCCAACTTGTATAAGTCTCTGCCAATCCTTTGACCGATAGTTACATTGTTAGCATTACGGCCGGCATTAACTGTCGTTGTAATAGTATAAGTAAAGCCAACAGCGGGACATGGAAAGTCCACACCGTTGACATTTAAAAAACTTGATAATCCTTGTGCCATATTATCACCTCTATGCTGTTGTAAATTGATGACCGTTACGTGATCTACGCCTATCCGTTTCACTGACAAGGGTTCGACCATCAATATTGATAGATGTATCTTTATCTGCTGTTTCCCTTGTATTCCGGGCAATTTGGGAGAGATAAGGCGTAAGTGCGTCATCAACTGCTTGCCTAACTCCACTTGCTATACCGGCGGTAATCTGTTCGTTGTTTGCAACAACAGACTTGCCATTGTCGAATTTACCCATTATCTCACCTTGGTTTGCACGGAACCATCCGTCTTCTGGGAATCCTCCGGTTGCATAAGTTGGCATGAAACTAAAAGTACCAGACATCGCTTGCTTAAGTGGGTCTGATGCTTGCTTAACATTGAATTTTATTTCTTTTTGGGACATACCCATAAAGATTTTGTTTGCAGCATTTTCACCAAGTTTTTTTAAGCCCTCATCTGTCTGTGTCTTAATATTGTACTGTACGCTTTTTCCGGTAAAGTTTTTTTGCAACGTCTCGTTAATTGACTTAACTGCACTACCACTAGTTGTTGGCTTACCGTTAACAGCGGTATTTGCATTATACTTAACTGTTTTATCTTTCCAGTACCGACTGAAAATATTGGATATGCTAGAAAGTTTTTCACCTGTAGTTGCATTTTGACCGTTTATAGCGGTTTGCGCATCATATTTGGCGTTCTTGCCTTTCCATACAGATGACCACCGATTAGCTATTCCGGATAAGATGCTGCTACTTGATGTATTTTGTCCATTTGTGGCGGTTTGCGCATCATACTTAGCACTCTTGCCTCTCCAAGTATCGGCCCATAATTTTCCTATATTTCTTATGGTCGCTACGTTGTCTGTCTTATTATCATTTACTGATGTGTCTACATTGTAATCAACGTTTTTCCCACCAAAAATTGAGATCGCACCGCGAACTGATTTATTCAGTTTTTTATAGTCTTTATCAGTCTTTCCATTGGTGGTCGTATCAATATTAAACTTGCTGCTTATAATTCCTGATAATCCAACTATAGGGCTTGTTTTCATTCCGAATTTTGCAACACTGCTTAATTTGTCCGCAATTTTCTTGAGATATTCCCAAAGTGTTTTCAATTTCTCGGTAATTGAATTTAAAACAGGCTTAATAATATCCCATGCAATTTGAACTTTTGCACTTATATCCGCAATTTTTTTAACAATCCAGTTACCAATTAATTGCCGAATAACTGAACTAATTGCTGATGCAACAGCCAATATAGGTGAAAGCACAGTTTTTATTGAATTTAATGCCGGAGAAATTTTTTCACCTATTGCATTGGCAACTTTTGAAATAACCGAATAAACCGTACTTAACAAATTTGAGACTGTGCTTAATGCGGGTTTTAATACTGTTACAACCTTATCTGTATATGGAGACAACTTGCCCACACCAGATTTGATCTTGTTGATTATATCTACAATTAAATTCATTGGTGCAATAATATATTCAAGTGCTTTTTTTATGCCCTTGAATAATTTGGAATTGGATATTTTGCTATATGCGCCTTCTCCAAATACTTTATCAATTATTGCTTGGCCTACACCTTCATATATTTGCATTGGAATCTTAGGTATTTCCTTGGCCATAGTAATAATCAAAGAACCAAGGTTCCAAACAAGGCTTCCCCAATTGATACCACATATAAAATCCACAACTTTTTGGCCAAGTTTTTGCCAGATGCCGTCTTGATTAATAGTCTCAAAAGCACTAACTATTGTCTTACTTATTCCTATTGCAAAGTTAGATAAGGTTGCTCCTGTAAGTCCAGCGTCCCATGTATTAAGAAATCCAGTTATTGAAGATATAAGTGATTTACCCAAGTTTTTCCAATCAAAATTGATTGCAAAAGTATTTCCAGCAGTAAGCGCTGTATTTATTGCGCCGGCAATTGTTGAACCAAGATTAGAGAACAATCTCGGAGTAATGAGGCCATTCAAGAAGTCGGCAAGTCCTTTACCAAAATTTTTTGCCTTTTTGTATACCTTATTCCACTTAATAGATTCCATTGCCTTAGACAAACTATCACTGATATACTTGCCTAATTGGTTAAGGTTTTTGATGCTAGACTTGTAAAGTCCCTCTGTTTCTTTTATTTGGTATTTAAGTCCATTGTTGCCACCAGCACCGCTTACACCAGTGCCTCCACCAGAACCACCACCACCGTTTGTGCCTGTGTCTTTATCCGGTTCGACCACGTTCAACTCATCAATACCAAGAAGATGTGTTTTTAAATCTTTGGCCGCTTTAGCGGCTTTTTTAGTTCCGCTTGCCATATCATCAGCAGCACCGGCAGCACCTTCAAAATCATCAGATATAGAACCCTTTTGTATCTCTAGTTTCCATCCAAAAATTGCACCAAGGGCATTTACAACTTTTTCGGAAAAAGTGTAAACCGCCGATAAAGCCTTATTAAGAGCCTGTACAAGCGGTTTTAACATATTGACAAATGCATTACCCCATACGCCAGCAACTGCCTTTATTTGTTCCTGTAAGATGCGTAACTGGTTAGCCCATGTCTGGCTAGTACGCGCAAAATCCCCCTGTACATTCTTGGTGTTATCCATGACGTACTGGTATCTCAGCATTGTTTTTTCTAGCTGAGTCATAGAGGATATGTTGGCGTCAAGACCTTTTTTCATTGCATACTCTTTGAGGGTTGCATTTGTAAGGTCAATACCAAAAGCTCGCATAGGCTCTGTCTCACCAGTAAAGATTGACCATAATTTACGAGAACTTTCTTCCTGTGAGATATTGTAGAAAGAGGCTAGGTCTGCCGATAATGCAGTAAGTTGTATCGACATATCAGACATATCTTTAACGGGCGCACCCATAGCAAGTCCCATAGCCTGAAATCTACCAGCTGTCTGTTTTGCAGACAGCTCTGACATTCCATACATTTTTATTGACGTCTTAGAGAATTGCTCCAATTTGTCCGTGTATTGGCCAAAAGTATTAACAACAACATTCTGCACCTCAGTAAGATCAGATGAAATGTCTATGGCTTTTTTGAATCCACTTAATACTCTTTGTGCTGCCCAAAATGTTGCATACAGTTTTCCAACTGCTGAAGCAAGACTCCATATATGTTTTTTAGCGCTTTTAGCACTGCTGCCCATACCGGAAAAACTGTTTTGTATACCTCTGCTCGCACTTGCTGTCCTACTTCCTTGCGCTGCCAGATTTGCAAGTGCATGAGTCATTTGTATTACATTTTGTGATACTTGTGGTGCTGTAGCCATAACTTGCATAAACTTCTTAAGTTCTGCTGCAAGTATCCCCAGTCCACCTGCTGTTTGTGTGGCTTTTGCACCTACTGACGCAAGATTACCAAGTGCGGTGGTCATCTGTATTGTTCCAGCGGATAATTGTGGTGCAAGCGCCATGGTATTAAATAGATTGCGAAGCGTAACGGACAACTGTGGCAATGCTGCTGATACAACGCTTGCTTTTTGTCCGGCATTTGCAAGTCTGCCAACTGCATTGGTAAGCTGAATTACATTTGTGCTGACGTTCTGTGCACCCTGTAACGTGCTAGATAAGCCTACAATTGCATTTCCAAGTTGGCCTATAGCATTTATATTCATGCCGTTAATGTTCGAATTAGACAGCCTTGTAATGGAATTAATGAAGTTCGTAAGGCCCTTGTTGTTGAACTGCATGTTTCCTAATACTGATATACTGGAGGCAAGTGGGCTTATGCTATTTGCAACCGCTGTAAGTTTTACGCTGTTGATGTTTTCGAATTGTTTTATACCCTTGGCAGCTCTGTTAAAATCAGGCATTTTTACATTTTTTATTGCATTCATGCCCTGTGCAAGCTGGTTCATACCTTGTGCAAATTTAGCTATACCATTACTATCAATTCCTTGTAATGTTTTAGATAGTGTGCCGAGCTTATTTGACAGTTTATCTACTGCATTAACTGCTTGAGTTGCACTTGCATGTATTTTAACTTCAAGATTATCTACTGTTGCCATGTTTCACCGCCTTGTTGTAATAAAAAAGACGGCAAAAACATCAGTCCTTGCCGTCAATCATATTGTGTGTCCTATCCCATTCTTGTTTTGCCTTTAATCGTTCTTCAATAAACTCATTTCTAAGTCTATTTACCCTATCTTCTCCATTTTCCATAAGTGGAGCTTTAAGATACTCTGAACTTGCTTTCTTGCCGTTAAGGCAATGATCTATTGCAAAGCAAAGAGCAGATCTGACATACGTTCCTACCCATGCATATACTTGTGAGTCGTGTTCTTTTTCTGCCATATGATATGCTTTTTCATATGGTTTAAGCTCTGCTGGGCAAGATTTGTCAATATCCTCAACTGTAAGTCCATAGCCTTTGGTCATCATTAACCAACGGGGTAGTATTTCGTTACAGTAATTTTCGTAATTAAAATCTTTGTTATCCTGTTCAAGGATTATTTCTGTGCCTGATTCTGCACTTTCGCTATTTCCACCTCGAACAGTCTCTTTAAAAAACCATTGTGAAGCATCTCATTTGAGATATCCTCCTGAAGCTTAAGAAAATCTCCGTTTTCCTCGTCCACAAAATGGTCAAGCATATCCTCAACCTTACTAAGCTGTTCGTCACGGCCTTTTCCTGTAGTTAAGTTGTAGCCGAACTCATCTGAATGATTAGCCTGTAATCCAGCAAGTAAAATTTGTGGCATTAACAAATACATTTGCTCCATTCCCTCTATTGCTCCAACTCCATCGTCTGTACTTGACTGCATTACTCCAATTCTTGCCAGCTTGCTGATAAATCCAGCCCTAGCTACCGCCTTATTACCAAACTTAATATTGTATTTCTTGCCATTCATTGTAATTGTCATAATATTTTCCTTTCCTCCTACTCTTAATAGGAAAGGGGCAGTCCGAAAACCGCCCCTTGTTTGCTTAATACGTATAATCAGCCGGTTTTATATCTTTTGTATCGTCATCACTCAGCACGGCTGTATCTGAGCGGTTTGTTATTCCCCCGGTGTAAAAGCTACCTTTGTATCAAAGCCGACAAGGTCTTCGAGTATAAGGTTAATCTCAACCGTTAAGAGCTCATTCTGACCCTTTGAAGCTACTGGAAGAACTGATGGCGGCTGAGCCTTGATAAACTCTGCCTTGGTAAATCCAGGTGTGATCGTCTCAAACCACATAGATTTGCCTGTTCCCTCTAACTTTTTGTACTCTTCAAGCACCTTTTCCCATTCTGCAAGTGTATCTGGTGTCCAGTTTACTGTTACTGTATATGTATCAGATACAGTAGTTCTACCAGATATGTTTCTTGCGTAAAAATCTTCAAGAGCAGATGCGTCAATAGCCTCTGGTTCTGCTGTAGCATCGCCAAGCTCATTGATTCTGGTCAACTGAGTAAATTTGGTCGGCTTTTCGCCTGCGACTGTTTCAACACCATAACCAAAAGTAATACCCAGTGTACTTAATCCTGGTACTGCCATGTCTTTACCTCCTTAAAAATGTGCATAAAAAAAGAGCCACATGGCTCTAATTGCTAACTATAATATTGTGTCGCCGGCCCCATACACACGGCTGAATCGCATGTTACATATATAGGTTCCACCATTAACACTGTATTGAGGTGTTCCGGCGACCGAAAATCTCATTTGTTTATATATGTCCGTTATTTTGGACACAATCTTTCTACATTCGCTGTGATTCTTGTTAGAAGTCACATCAACCTGTATTGTTTCTCTTACAGCGTTGATTGTCTGTCCCTCTAAATCTTGTCCCAGTTCCATTCCAGGTAGTTCGTGAATATAGACTGTTGGAAATACTGCTGGTTGATCTGATTCCCCTTTATCTGTAACGTTAAGCGTTGGGTATTTATCCTTTAACTGTTCTGTTGCTTTGACCTTGACAATGCTATATATTGTCGAGCCAAGTTCTATTGCCCATGCATTATCCATTGTCAAACACCTCTTTTACAACGTTCTTGACTTTTCTTTCAAGTTCACGAGCAGTATTGTACATAAACGGCCTAGATGGCATACCCTCGGTGAACCACCAATGGCCATTGTCGTCCCTGTAAAACCAACCAATTCGACCATCTTTGAGTTGGTGGATTGTTTGACCGCTTGCATATTGCCAAGATACTCCCGGTGGTAATTCACCTTTGTATGGTTTCTTTTGCCCTATAACACCAGTTCCAAACTCAACAAATGCTGCGTGATCTGTTCCGGCTACAACCGCCCAAATGTGACTACCCTCTGTATCTGTAACACATTCTGATTGTATGCTTTCAATCAACTCGCCTTTAAAAATAGCATCTAAATTCGCCAATTGCACTCTAGCAACTTCTACACCATCATCAGCCAATCTTTCAGCAATAATGGCGCATTTATGGTCAAGCCTTGCTTGATAGGCTTTAAGCTCCTTGATTGCATTCTGCAAACTACTTGCAGACAAAGATACATCTATTGTTTTTTTCACTTGACCACCGCCTTAAGGACATATTTTGTTGACCGCAAAGCTGGCTTAACTCCTACAACTGTAAAATCAGCAGAAGTCTTATCAATATAGCCATCCTCTGTGTATTCAACTTTGCTATCAAGCCATATAATGTCACTTTTTTTGATAGGGTATGCTCCTCTATCTGTAACTATGATTGCATCAAAATCGTTGACATCAAAGCCATATTCTTTTGCTTGTGCCTCACCGCCAGAGAAAGAGATATTAGCCCTAAATGATATAGGCTCTTCGTATGATATTTCCTTATGGTCTATAAGAGGTATTTTTTGTCCCTCTTCTGTGATGAAATACTTTATATTGCCATTATCATCTTTTTCATATATCTCTACTTCTTTGCCATAAGAAGCATATTTCATAGATTGCTTATTGATCTCAAGCGACATTACTTCACATCCTTGCCAAATCGTTTCCAAAGCTCAGATAACTTTTCCCAACCATACATTGCTACAAAGGCAACTACAAATCCGGCTAGGATAGCTGCAAGAATCATATACCAAAGTATTGTCATATGTATGTACTGCATATAGGCGATAAAAGCCACAACGGTAATGCCTATGGACAGCACAAACACCAATATGTCGGTTGGTATCTTCTTAAATATACCTACGCCTTTGATTACTTGTGTAATTACCGCCACAACAAATGTAAGTGCGCCTATGACAGACATTATAATAGCCATGTTGGCTACAAGACTCTGTATAACATCCATTTTTACACCTCCTTGTTTTCGTTGAGTCGTGCTTCCATTCCATCTATGCGATGATGAAGTGACTTGACACTTTCCTCAACCTTAATAATTCTGTTGTCGTGAGAATTAAGTTCTTTTCTCATTTCCACAACTTCATCTTTTATTTCCTTAGTGTTGCTAGATATGGCATCTAACTTCATATTTATGCGGGTGTTTTCTCGGACTCTATCCTCTAGGTCTGAGTTATCAGTTCTTCTATTATTCTTGATATTCAGCACAAGGCTGACAATTCCAAAAAAAATAGAGAAAGTAACCGATATGATGCTGATAATTATTGCTACTGGCATATATCTACCGCCTTTCTCTTATGTTCGCATACTGCCCACCACCACCATAATGTATGCCCTCTGCTACCGTTGGGTAACGCACAATCTTCTATAATATCTCAACAAACGGAAATACATCAGCTAGCAGCTTATTTCTGTCAATCCAACTACGACTGACTCCATTTTCACCGAAACTTGCCATGTATTCCTCACCAGCTTGAGATAAGTCGTATACAACTAAACTGACTATATTGGTAGTATATCGTTTCATATCTTCTTCTATTTGCTCATCTGTGTAATCAGATGGGTAATTACGCTTGTTGCGTATTTCCTGCTTAATTTCTTCAATATGCTGCTCTATTCTTGGGTTATCCTGTAGATCAGTCCACTTGATAGAGCCATCGTCACCGACTTCATATTGACCTTTTCGTATTTTGACTTGCTCTACCAATGTGTGTTCCATGACTACCTCCTACAAAGCAAAATGAGCTATAAGCACTTCTTTTAACGCGCCGCCTGTCATGTTTTCGGCATTATCTATGCCCTCTGATATTGCAAGCGCTTTTAAATCGTCTGTTGACATTCTGTTGATCTCGGTCTTGGTATGAATAGCAACACCAGAATCAGTTTTTTCTGTTTCTGGTCTGCTTGTTTCCGGGACGTCATTTCCGGCATCATACCATACCCCATCTTTTACAACGATATAGGGATATATCATAAGTTGCCTCCTACTCGTGATGAACTTCAATTACGGCAGTGCTATCCATGTTTTCATAGGATGGCAAAACGACCTCAGATGCAAATGTTGACATCTTCATTGGTGGGCCATACTCTGTCTTTGTAGCAACTGTAATTCCTGTACCATACTGAGTTACATCAACATCTGATACCTGTCTTGCAGTTCTCTCTTCTGGCGTAGTGCCGAACCATGTATTGCCAAGATTACCCTCTGGAAGAAGTGTAACCTTATTATCTGGATAGAAATACTGTTCCTTGCCCTCATCGTCAATGTACATCTTATCGTAAAGCACGATAGTAAGTTTTGTTCTCTTCTGCACTACTGAAATAACAGTATCATCATCAACCTCAATAGTTGCTGTAAGGTTCTGTGCAAGGATTGAGTTTCTTATCTGTGCATTGTCAAGCAAATACTGGAATGTATTGCTGTTCATAAGCACATATCTAGCAATCTTGCCCTGCTTCTGTAACTTCTTTCTTGCATTGTTAAGGTCTGTAAGCGGCTTTGAATTAGCTGTGTCGCTCCACATGCTTGTTCCATCAAGCTTGATATAATGATCCGTAGTGTATGATTCGTCAGAATCATAATCATAGGAATACTGAACACCATCGCTCTTAATAGTGATAACAGGATGTCCATTTACCGTAGAAAGGAGAGCCATTCTCATTCTCTCTGGAACAACTTCTGCACCGCTTACAAGTCTGCTTGTGTCGTCATATACCGCACTAAGAGCACTTGCAAGGTATGGATCATCAGCAGTGTTTGCTCTTTCTATTTCAAGCATTTCTGCTTCGCCTATGGTCATCCCCTCACGGAAAAATGCCATCTGTGTTTTTTCCTTGGAAAGTCCCTCTCTAGCTCTGATTGTTGGGATTGAATCAAAGTTAGATGGTGCAAGAGATACAGGAAGTCCCTTATGTGTTTTTATCCATTGCAGGTCAAGTCCCTGTTTCTTTCTCTCTGGAAACCACTGTAATCCAAGATATGGAATCTGATTACTTGCGTTTTCTGTTGCTGACAGCGCAATTGACTTACTGTCAATAACTTCATTTACTAACATATGTTTTACCTCCTGTAATTACTCAAATACGATCATTGGCAGAGCTGTTTTAACTGCTGCATTGTATGTTACTCCTGAATGTTTTTCTGCAACCGCTGTGTTAAGATATGCTTTCTTAAGAAGAACTCCCTGTGGTCTATCTTCTGTTACATCAAATCGAAGTATGCCGACCACTGTTGCTGTGTTATCAACCTTGCCGTCTTTACCGATTGGGGTTCCAGCTTTAACTATCTTTTTGCCGTTCACCTTTGTTGTAACTTCTTCAAAATCCAAAGTAAGAGGTATGGCCTCGTTTGGCTCTCTCTTGAGAATTTGCACATCACCTGAGTATGTTGTTTTTTCATACTGCATATTCATACTTGGCATCTATATTTCCCTCCTTAAATGTAATGTTTCAAAATATCATTTTTTGTACTTTGATTTTCAATAAGACCGGCAGCTATTTTTTCTGCCTCCGTCTTTGTGCCACTTGAATTGCTACCTGTACCACCATTACCCGGTGGTGTTGAGCCGTTGGCTATCTCTTTCTCTTTAGCCTGGGCAGCGGCAGTTTCTTTATCTGCGATAATCTTTCCAAGAGCGTCATAATCCATGGAACCATCATCCTTAACCACTAGCTTTGCCTGCTCAGCGGAAATCTTGAATTTCTCAGCTGCACTTGTTCTCTGGCTTGCAATTGCCTGTGTCTTTTCAAGCTCTGCTATTTTTTTCTGAGCATCTTCAAGAGCTTTGGCATTTCTTTCTGACTCAGACATACTCTGCCCCTTTAAATCCTCATACTCTTTTTCGATAGCTTTGAGTCTTTCAAGTTCTGTGTTGTTCTTATTTGCCTTTGCATTAGCAGATTGAACGTCCTTACCATTTTCAGCCATGACTTTTTCGATCTGCTCATCGGTCAAACCCATTGATACTAAATCTTCTCTTTTCATTGATTACCTCCGTATGTCTACGTTTTTATACGGTGCAACGCCACCGATTGACATTGCCGTTTTCTACGCTCACGGCACTTGCGAAATTTTGTATAAAAAAAGCAACCACAAACGTGATTGCTAATTTCCATTGATTATATTGTTGTATTGCTCTTCTGTTATCAGTCCTTTATTATAGGCTTGCTTAACCATTTCAGCAGTCCATATATGATAGACTTGATACCATTTTTTTATTTTTTCGTACATAGGCTATTCCTCCGTCAGCAGTGTGTTAGTCATCATTGCCGTATATGTTACTTGTGCGTCTATACGCTCAATATCAGACGGTATTTTGGCTGGCTCATAGCCGTCATACTTCTGAGGATTGTTATTGATGTCTTTAAGGTCAAGACTTTCAACAGGAGCATGAAACTGTGTTCCATCATATTCATAGTATGTATGTGTTTTTGACTGCTTTCCGGGTTCTGCATATTCCTCTGTCTTAACTCTTTCATTAAGACACAAGTACACCCATGCTATTCCTTTGGTATCTATTTTTATAACAACTTCTTGCTGTGGTTCTTCTGCTCTTACTATCATTGCTTACCACCTTTCTTGCTACCTTAAGTAACCCCAGTTCGCTTTGTCAAACCTGTTCCAACAATTCAAGTAACAAAAGCTTCCTTTAGTTACACAAAATATTGAGCCTATGAATTTACGTTTTAGCGATATTCCATGTAGTTAGTTCAACAACGCTAGGGATAGATGTTGTTCCGTTAGGGGCATAGCAGTTGGAGAATACTGCTTTAATTTTTCCTAAGCTAGATGCAGAAAGTTGTGCGAATCTTACGCCGTTGTTTATGTAAGCATTGTTGATAATAACAGTAGCAAGTGGATAATTAGCACTACCGCTGTTGTGATACGATATTGCCCAAGGGAATTGAGTGCCGCATTTATAGATACCGCCCTTTTTAATTTTCTTATTGAGTAATGCGTATACTTCCTCTGCATTCATGTGCGCACCTCTCTATTCCTGTTTTATCCAACTCTTGCCGTCAAACTTATATAAGTCTGTTGTGTCTATCATGTAGCACGAACTACCAAGTGACACGTATGTTGGTAGCTTATCTATATCCTTAGACAAAGCGTTGTATTCTCTGTAATTTCCTTTAGACTCTAATGCGGTAATGCTACCCATATCAGGTACATTATCACCTGGTTCATATACCTGTCCGTCTTGGACTACCGTATATCTAGTCACCATTGTTATTACCTCCGTTGCCAAGATTATCTATTATCTCTTGTGCTTTTTGTTCTTGCTGTTCTGCATTCTCTATAGTTAGATATATCTTATCCAAGTATTTTTTAGACAGTAAAAATGTCTTTTCTGCGTCCCCCCACAATCCAACAGTCTTGATTGCGACAAGTGGATGTATTCCAGCCTGCAGTAGAACAACCAGAGTCTGAGCTTTGGTGTACATATTATCCTGTGGGCTATGGTTTATCTGCACTGAAAAATCTCTAACTGTCAACTTCAAATCATCTGCATACAGTCTGATTGCATTAAGCGCAAGTTTAGCAAGCCGTTTTTCTGATGTTGCAACAAGCGGGTCTTTTAACTTTGTTCGTGTCTTGCTAAAATCCCATCCGTTCCTCAACTCGACAGCTCCTTGCGTATCTCCACCGGTGTTACCTTGCTTAGTTGGAATTGCAAGAATTGTCTGAACGTTATCCCATAAATCGTCTTTGGCAACCTGAGTCTGAGATTGATTAAGTTCTTGCGACATAACATCTACATCAGCGTTGTTGACACCGTTGGTTGATTTTACAACTAGGGCGCCCATTTCTTTCATAGATTTAAACTTGTCCTTATCAACATCGCAATTAACAAACTTAATCCAAGACTGCACAAACTGTTCTATGCTATCCATTCTGTTGGATTGCATATTATTGATTGCATCAAGCATATCTATTACAAGCTCTATGTCACTTATTCTTTCATGATTATTAGGGTACTCAACAATCGGTATATCTCCGTAAGCGTGTAATTTCCAGCCTGTGACCGTACTGTTATATATCTTGCACTCATGTGTGGCTGTGTAGCATTGCTTATACCACTTACCATCACTGTCTTTAAGTTCTGTGACAGCAACCATCGGTTCCTCAGTGCTGCTATTGTATATGATAAAGGTATTGAGCGGACAAGGTGTAACAATCCTGAACGGCACATCACCGTTTGGGTTGAATTGGATAGCTTTAAAGGCTGTACCAGTGGCAGATTGCCATTCGCCAGCCTTTATGTCCTTATCTTGCTTACAGGCGTCTACCATGTAATCATTTAGATCGTCAACTGCATTATTGATCGCGTCATCATCTTTACGGCTGATATACTGTACTGGTTCCCCGTATGTCTGTCCGACCTTGAACTGCACAATTTCATATGCATGATTTTCTACGATGTAATTGATTACATCATCACGAATTACTTTAGTTCTGTACCTTATTGGTTGGTCGCCTTTGTAATAATTCCATAAATACTTTATAATTGGCTTATTCCAGTTAAATACTCCTATGCACTCACCGACTACATTCACAATATTATCCGGTGTAATGGTGTCTACATTGGTATATGCTATTTTTCTACCGTAGTGGCCTCTTACAAGGTCTTGCAAATGTAATCTGTTCATGTTAACTCCTACTTCATGAGTTCATTTACTCTCTTTTGAATCTTATCAGGATCATAGCCTGCCGCCTTAAGCCTATCGATACGTTCCTGTCCGTTGCCCCAGCGACCAGCAATGACCTCATGTGCAACCGCATTGATGATCTTATCCTGTGTCATCTGTGATGCCTTAACGAGCTTGTTTACTGCAGCCTGTACCTTGTTGTAGTCATAACCAGCCTTGGTGAGCCTTGCCTTGCGATCAGCACCATTGCCCCACTTGCCGGCAAGCACTTCCCTTGCGATCGTATTAACACTCTTCTTTACCGGCTTAATAGTGGCAATCTTCACAGCCTTAGTAGCCAGCTTGCGCCATGATGCTGCACTTATGTATGCTTTGTTGAGGTCAAGGCTGCCGTTATAGCCAGAGAGTTTGCCAACTGATGTGTACTGTCTGAGTAAACAGTTATAAGCTCCCTCGTTCCACGGATGCTCCTGATAACCAGTCTCAACATAGTCTGGGTACTGAGCCACCCACAGGCCATATCCAGCCTTTTTTACGGCGTTCATAGCACTCTTCTGGATGTAGATAAGCGGTTTGATGCCGGTCTTTTTCTGTACGTAGCTGCACCACTGTAAGCACCATTCCAAATCTTTGACACCAAACAGAGGGTTATTCTTTGCCTCCCAGTCAAGCACAAGAACGGCTTTGCCAATATACTTCTTGACATATGCAAGGAAGTAGTCAGCCTCTTTCTGTACGTCACCGCCGTTGGCGTAATGATACGCACCTAACAGTTTTTTCTTGCTCAGGACTTTGTTACAGTGACTTGTAAAGTATCTGTTCTTATAGCTTGTTCCCTCAGTTGCTTTGACAATGCAAAAATCAAAAGGAACTTTGCTTAAATCTATATTTTCATCGCCTTGCCAGGCACTAATATCTATTCCGTTCATTGTTTGTACCTCCTTTTACATTAAAAAAGCACCAGTAAAGCTACTGGTGCCTCCAAAGGGTTTATGAGGTTTGAAAAAGTATGAGAAAAAACAAAGCGTTTATCAATCAACTTGTTCATGATATATTATATAATATGTTTTATGGGACATTCTAGGACATTTAAGGACTACTTATATGTGTTTCCCCATTTTTTCTCAAATTCCTGTAATGCTTTACCATGTCTTCGTATGATTTGCTTGTAACAATAGTTCATCTCTATTGCCATTTTTTCAAAAGTCTTTTGCTCAACGTATCTTGAGAATAATATCTGATAAGTCATTTCGTCCGACATGCTATCTATCTGGGATATAATTATTCGTTTGCTGTCTATGTATCTATCAACAAGCATATCTATTTCATTTTCCATTTGCTCAATTTTAGACACAATTTTGTCCATGGTGTCATAGCTAGGTGATGACTGCACTCTTTCATCATTTTTGACTGCTGATACACTGCAAGCCATAGATCTATACTGTGCAAGCTCCACTAGCTTATTATTGATAAGTCGGTCATATCTGCCTATTTGTTGCAAGTATTCCTTTGTTTCCACTAATCAATACCTCCTAAATGGATTAAATGCAGGTTCTGCAATTGCATATTCGCCCCCGATTCCATAAATCATATCGCAAAGCTGTGCAGTCGCGTCAACACCATCATCATGTTTATTTTTTCCCTCTGTTTTATACATAATAATATTTTGAAAATATTTATTATATTCCTTGGTTCTATGTTTTCTATCAATAAAATACAGTTTTCTTATGTCTGGTGCATGATTTCTAATTCGATCTAACTTTGATATGGTATTTGGAGCTGGATCATGAGTTGCATTAACCATTGCGCCAACTTTAGACCATTCCTTTTCGCAAAGTATTCTATATTCCGCGGTTGTTTTTGTTTCCTCAAAGTGGACTTCTGCCGTTTTCGGAGCCCACTTTCGTAAATGCCAAGCAATACGATTAACAACTTCTGGTATTGTGACTTCTTTATCTCCATCGTTGTAAACAGCATCGGTAACATAATAATTATTGTCATACTGATAGCAAATCGGCATAGCTACAAAATCGCCACCACCATAGGCAGGATCAACTGCTGCAAATATTCTATCCGGAGCTCTATCTGGTAAATCTTCTGGATTAAAAAACTGCATATTATCTGTACTAAACAATGCTCCATGTCTTTCGATAGGCGTTTGCTGATCTTGCGCATACCATGAGGCCATATCATCATTTTCCTCGAAAGATGCTCTTATCATCAAGTAATCCTGTGTAGAATATCCAAGATTATATGGATAATCAAAATTACTTTCATCATTTTCATTCAGGGCTGGTATGATTATTGCTCTCCATCGTCTCTGTGCATATTCCGGGTTATTTTGCAACAAATTAAGCCTACGCCCCTGTACATCTCCAGGAGCCCATCTTGTACCCATATTTATTAGTTTTGCTTTACGTTTAAGACGTTTCATAAAATTGTTGTCAAACTTTCCCCACACGGTAGCTTGTCTATCTTCCGACAGTGCTTCTTCAATACCACTAAATAAATCATCATCAACAGCCATACCGGAACAATCACACGCTCCATTCAGAGTTCCATAAATAGACCTCATTGTGAATGTTGGGTATGTCTTTTTTCTAATAATATCTATAGTGGTATCTTTACCATCTGTAATAGGTCTCTTTACAACGTTTTTAGGAAACATTTCTCCGTATGTATATGTTGGGTCAAGAATAATTTCCAAAAGTCCATCGTAAAATCCACCAGTTATTTTGTCAGAATATGCAGTATACAAATTAGATTGTTCAGGGAATTTTGACCCATACCACAAAAAACCCAATTTCACTATTTGTGTCTTTCCAATTCTTGAGGGGCAGTTAACAAATAATTCGTCTAGTTTATCATCTACAAGGTCTTGTATTCCATTTGCCACTTGTCTCAACGGATTTATTCTAGGTTGATAAAATCTTTCTTCTATCGGTCTTTTGCGCTCCAAATACAGCATAAAGCTTTCAAATACTTCATTGGATTCCGTAAGAAGTGTTGAATAATATTGATTGACAAGCTCTATCTCTGTCTTGTTTGCCTGGGCGAATTTCTCTATTTCCCATATATCCATTCCGAATTGTTTCAAACAAAATTGATTCACGATTGCTTTTGACCTTGCCGTACATTCAAGCATTGTAGTGATATCACCATCATTTTGGGCTAGTTGGCAAGTATCAAGATAGGCATTGATGATTGTTTCGTCTATGCCCCGAATATCTATGTACTTTTCACAATCCTTAATCAAATTCTGTAATTCAGACATAAAAAATAGCACCTCGCTAAAAAGCAGAGGTGCTATGGCCTCTGCCTATAATTTTTCTAGGGTAGCGGCTACAATCAATCTGTAGCCGGTAATATATTTATTTGCCAATTCCTACAGTTCCTAAGTATTCAACACTGTCTTTTGAAGTATAGACGATGATTTTATCGTTGCGAACCATATTGGGTTTTTCTGTAACTTCGATTTTGTTCTCATCTTCTGTAAAAATAAATTCAACACTTCCATTGTAGGTTATCAGTTGTCTGTTTATACAAACTGTAATTATCTCATAGTTGTAAGCAGGGGCGCGTGAAACTGTACTTTGGTATCTAGCGTAAATTCCACTTTGTATCTCTTCTATTTCGCATTCGTATTTTTCGGTTTTATTAACCCAATTTAAAAATAATATCAGTGCAACAATGCTAATAACAATAACAATAGTGGGAATAATGATTTTAAAAAATTTTTTCATAAAAATTCCTTTCCACTGATAATCAATAACTAAACATTTACTAATTCATCTGCATACCTTGTCATTTCAATTTGAGTTCCATTATCATCTTTTGTGCAAACAGCCACATATCTACTGGAGATGCTTTTAATATCTCCTATGCGGATTTCTGTTTCATCATCTTTAAATTTGTAACACTCACGCATTTTCTCAATACAGTTATTCATCTCTGATATTTTCATAATATCACTCCTAACAATTTATCTTTATTCCCTCTGTCAATATGGCGGTTTTATCCTCATTCAGAATTGTGTTTCCGTTTTCATCCGTTTTATGCCATCGTGCATTAACTTTAATCATTGGACTTTGGTTTGCATGACCAATAAAATGTAACTCCATGTCCGTGCAATTTACTTTTTTGCCGTCAATAAACACTTGTGCAGTTTCGCCATTGGATTTTATCATAATTTTTTCTTCTGCCGTCTCAAATGGTTCACATTTATACATAGATTTCCAACTATCTTCATACCACCTATCCATTTGAGCAATAACACTTTTTGCATAATATGTAGGTTTGCTCATCGTCTTTGTACGGTTGCATAAAACTTCTTGATAGTTCTCAATTATAAATCGACAAACATTGCCATCGTATTCATAATCTCTGTAAAATTGATAAAATGTTTTTAAATTTTTAACAAAATTAATTAGTGTTTTCATTCTTCATAAACCTCTCAAAATTCTTCTCACATTTTGAACATAATTCATACTTTTTATTTACATGTTCAAAAGCGCAAATTATAATATTTCCTCTTTCATCATCAAGACCAAAGGATGGAATTTCATTTGGGGAAGTACCATATTCAGAAAAATTTATTATCCCCATTGTTTCTGTGGTTATTTCTTTTCCACACCTATCACAAGTGTGCCATTCTCTTTCATGTTTCATTGAATCTCTCCCATGATTGTGGCAAATATTCCACCGTCATTATTATTTCTCATTCCAATACACCCTAAACCCATGCTTTTTATATTCTGCAACTGCATTTTTAAGACTACCTATATCTTCATATTTCTCGTTTAGCATAATTGCTTTGTCATCCTTAACTACGGCATATATGCCAAATTTAACAGCCTTTGACGCTATTTTGAGAACTCCTCTGAAGCCTTTTCTATTCATAACATATACACTAGCATCAATATTAACTATCATTCCTCCACCAACTTCCTGCCACAAATAGGACAATAATTTATGTCAAACTGCCCCGACCCATATTCGTTTCCACTATTGTCGTAGGACAGATGTCAGTTATGTGTATCGCCAACTATCATTGCATTTCCGTATGTATAACCATTTTCTATCTTTTGACGTTTGCCATTGCAAAATCTACACACTTTTACTTCTCCTCATCTTCAAAAACAAACAACGTGTCCGGAAATGGTTCTCCGCTAAATAGCATATTGAGGTATTTCAAAAAGGTCGGAGTACTCATTCCGGCTATTCGTGCAGCTTTAGCCTGTGTAACTCTACCAGCCATATATTCTGCTACTGCCTCCGAAAACTTATCCGGATCACATCTATGTGTGCCTTTAGCCATATTTTCACCTCGTAATAACATTTAACAAATGGCAGAGATGGGATTTGAACCCATGACCTCTAGCTTATGAGGCTAGCGAGCTGCCAGACTGCTCTACTCCGCGTCATTATACATACGGCATACTACATAGCCGCATGCCGGGGCTTGTGATTATTTACTCTGGGAGGAGTATTCGACCGCCTATACGGCTACAGTTGGCATTCTGTAGGCTGATTTTCGCAAAACACTCACCGGACCTGGTGACGGTCCTTTATTCAGCATTCCGCTAGTGAGTGAAAGGAGCACAAATGAAACAAACATTTGTCCGGTCAAGGCAAAAGAATTTGAAAACCTTAACCGCATGAACGATATGGGACTCGAACCCATGGCCCATAGATTAAAAATCTATTGCTCTCCCAACTGAGCTAATCATTCACATTCGCCTTGTATGGTCTCAAGGCTCCCATGGTTAGTCATGGTGGACTGTATAGGTGGAAAGGCTACTTGCGACAACTGCCTATACTTAGTAGCGGGGCTAGTGGGATTTGAACCCACGGATGCAGGAGTCAAAGTCCTGTGCCTTACCACTTGGCGATAACCCTATTTGTATATCTCCATTTCATTAACACTCATACCGACTATTCCGGCTGATTCATCACTGTCAGTATGTTTAAAGTATTCTCCACTTTGCGGCCACATATATCTGAACATAGCATAATTGGCAACATCAAGAAGATATTCCGTATTTCCTGTCTCTTTAAACTTTGCAAGGCATTTTTCAAGGCTGCCTATTGCGTCAACATTGCCTGTAGCAAAATTTCTTCCAGCTCTGCCATACTTATAATGACTTTGAACCACTAAAGCCTTGCGTTTTTCATCAAATTGTAAACTGTAGTCAGTTTTCAGAATATCATCAGTCACACTCATTGTTTTTGCCCTCATAATCCAAACATACATGTCCAGGTTCAACATAATCTGAATAATATTCGCTATTCTGATTGTTACAAACCTTATCACCATCTTCTGTTATGCAGTATTCACAATTGCTGCATTTATCTTTTGCCATAGTGATTACCTCCCAATGCTTAGTTATCCTTGCTGAGATTTATTCCAAACGCCACAGCCTTAATTAAAGCAACTATACCCAACAATATATATATCCAAACAGGGGCATTAAGTTTTATTGCAATCCAAAGCAAAATGATAAGTTCAATCATATGTCGCCCTCCTGTTTGTGGTTGGCTCTCCAAGTGTCAAATCCTTCCGGATACCTACTTTCAAGTTTTTCTTTGTTCGTCTGCATAACATCATCAAGGGTGAAACCGCTTGCATCACAGATCATGGCAACATACCACATTACATCACCGCATTCTTTCTTCAAGTGATTTATGTCTATGCCTTTTTCGTGAAATACGCCCTTTTTAACAAGGTCGGCAACTTCTCCCGACTCGCCTGTAAGACCTATAACACCATTAAGCAGTTCAGCAACGTCTATTCCATTTGTTGTTGAAACAGCATTAAGAAGTCTATCTCTATTCCTGCCATCATTTGTACGCATGGCAGCCATCTGATATTCAATTCCGTTCATTTTGTTCCTTTTGGGGATTTTATAGTTTTGTCTGATGTGATTAAAGAATATCTATCTGACCGATAGATAACTATTATGTATGTATTATATACACATTATTTGGATTTTGTCTATATTTTTTTCTGAATTGCGATTATATCATCTATTGGGACTTTAAACAGTGCTGACAAAATTATCAGATTGTCAACTGTAGGTATTGATCTTCCTTTTTGCCACTTGTATATCGCATTTTGATTTGTAAATCTAAGTATGTTTTGTAAATCCTTAACACTTAGTCCTTGTTGTTTTCGATAATGTACTATGTTTTGGCCTGTTTTACACATGTCTATAACAGGTATATCAATCATATATTCTCATCAACCCTATGCTTATTTGTTTTATCATTATGTGTAGGTTTATACTTGATATATTTATATGTGGCTGATAAGGCCTTTTTTATTTTAAAAATATTTGGGGGGCTTAGTAGGGGCTCTCCTAGGATCCTGTCACACCCCCACCCCCTCCAGCGTTCTTTTCTAGCACTCATTTTGTCTAAGTGCCAATATTGTTTTAATTGTTCGCACAATTTACTATTATGTCGCTTATGCCTTTGTATCTATTCGCAAAACCCACGTTTCACGCACAGTTATGTGTTTATTCCGTGTTGTTACCGTCAAAAAGTGCCTTATTTCCTACGTTTTCAGCCTGTCCTAAATTGTTTGAATTGTTAACACAATTTGACACGGTACAATCAACATCTATGGTCTCCGCCTGTGCTGAATTGTCTGGAAGTTTGGCACAATTTGACTCTAACAATTTGCGCACATCTGAGGCAGTTAGAGCGATTGTGGCACCTCCGGCAGCAGCCCCGCTGGCATCATTCCAGCCATATTCCCTGTTTTGTATCGCAATTAAGCCAACCGCCTGTTTTGTGTCAATTAGTCGATTTGTCAGACAATTCTCACGAAAACCGCGAAGTTTTTTGTAAATTCTTGTCCGCGGGTGGCTTGGCTTATCCTTTCCCCACTCTGTTATTGTGTCATTATCAATACCAGTCAAATGACAATAGTCTATTATTGATGGCACTTTATTATATAAACCACAAATATATATATAATAATCGCATATATCTAAACATTTATTATAATCATACATATTTGAATATATAGCACCCTTAGACATATATATATTATTATTATTCAATAATCTATCTGTACCTTTGAGCATGCGTCTATATATATACATCATAGCGCCTGACCACAAATTCTGTGGACAGTTTGTTAGATCATCAATAGGCGGCTTGTGAATGTCACAAAACTCTTGTAAGTACATATCTATCTCATTGTCAAATATTTCTACCTCCTGGCTGCTCTCCATGGCTCCGCCTCCTCTCTAGCTATAACAAAACCGCATAGAATACAGTTAAATATACTCTATGCGGTTAATACCTCTTTAGTGTTTAGATATGAATAAAAAACATCAACAAAACATATACCATTATTTTATTTATTTGTCAACACTGATTTTTATGGCCAGTTTGCGATCTGGTCCCACATTCTGTTATATTCCTTTATCGCCTCTCGCTCTGACAGATTGAACAATGTTGGATAGTTCCAGCTCCCGTCATTCTGCCGCCCGGCTTTGTGCTGCTCAAGCTGATCTATGCAAACGCTAGCGCATACATGCGCATAAGGCCCCAAATCCAGCACGCAGCGCGCCCGGTTGTTTTCCTCTTCAAAAATTGCGAACACATCACACATAGACGCCGGGGGCAATCCACTTTTCTGTGCTGCCCTGTTATACTCCTTTATCATTGTTTGACAGCTCTTTATATTTAATTTATAGCAATGACCACGTTCCAACACTTTTTCTATACCTCCAACATTTTTATAATAAGCATAAAAAAACACGGCTATTATATCAATAATAATTGTGTGACAAAGTTCGACAATGTTTTTTACTTGTTATAAAAATCATTCGCGGCACTAGCCATAATTCTAGCCGTGTTATATTTCCCATCTGCTCCGGTGTCAGCTGCTTTTTTAACTCTTCCGGTATTTATATGATTCCCGGAATGTATCGCCCATATTTCCAACTTTTGAATTTTTCTTCACAAGCTCCAGCTTGTACATTTCGCCAAGCTCATCAATTGTGATCTCCCCGGATTTTACCGCCTCGCGGCCTTCTTTTGTCAATATTGACAGTGCTTTATTTTTGCTTATAACTCCTATTCCTTCGATTCTCATTTTTGTTCCTCTCTTTCTCCGCCTCTGGCGGTTGTCCTTTGCTTTATCTGTTAGCTATATATTACTCTAATAATAGAATAATGTCAACATGTTTTTAGTAATATTTTAATTTTTCTTCATCTGACGGGATCACCTCCACCAGATCCCCCGGTTGACATTTGCACATCACACATATTTTGTTAAGAGTATCAAGAGTGATGCTCTTACCGGCTTTAATGTTCTGCGCCGTCTGCGCTGGTAGCAATCTTTCTTTTTGAATTCTCGTTTGATTATATCCGCGATCCTTTAACAGTTTAAATATATCTACTTTGTATTTTATCAATCTGCGCACCTCCTTATATATAGTAATTCTACCCGGCTGAGTATGTATCTACTATATATATAGCAACGTCAAAAGTCAAGCAAAAAATATTCTAAAAATAGAATAAAAAAGTGTTGACAATATTCTAATATTAGAGTATTATTGAACTATCGAAAGGAACATAAAACACCTTGACAATTCCACATGACAGACATTGACGACTTGCAAGCGCTTGCCGCCGGTGCCTGGTGGATAGCAAGGCAGAAAATACAAAGGAGAATAAAAAAATGAGAATAATTAAAATTTATGACAGAGCAACAAAAAGTTATATCGGAGAGATAAAAGCAAACAAAGATCAGATCAGAACAATTGAACATGATTTCATTGTTAAGGAGGTATAAAAACATGAGATATTATCACAACACACCAACAGGATGTGCCCCAAAATGGGAGCAGATCAGCAAGACAACATATAACATTATGTTAGACTGCTACAAAGCAGCCGAGGCAACACCGGAGCAGATCGCACAAAGAATAAAAAAGGAATGTGATCCCGGCGATCCGATTATATATGGCCCCGGCGATCCAAAAAACGCCGTGACATGTGAATTTTACATGTCATTTGAAAAAGGTAGGGAATGTCTCATATATGCTAAGTGCGCCGGTGGTTCAATTCTTGCACCGGCGGACATGTTCAAATTTTAGCCGAAACGCTCCAACTTTCGGAGCGTCAGCCGGGGACGGTCTCCCGGCTCTGATGATGGCAGACCGAAAACAATATATTTTAGGAGGTAACAACATGAGAAACTACACAGAGGAAATAAGAGCGCAGCACGACGGCAAAATTTACAGAGAGGAAATTACTGATCTGGATAAAAACGGCAACAAGATAATTGTTGAGCTGTCAAGAGGACGCAGAGGAAAGGCGGAATACATCGCCGTTGATGTTACAAGGCTGGACGGTGAGGGCGTTTACACCGGTGCAATGGACCTTAACCCACAGGTGGAGAGACAGGAAAGGAGCATAAACGGCGTTAAATGTGTTAATTATGTTGTTGTTCCAAGTTGGCTTCTTGCTCCAACGGCTGAGAACAAAAAGAAAATATTAGACGAGATAGCCCGCCGGGCATTCTCATAAAATCGGCAAGAATTAAAGGAATTTCGGGCGGTTCGATTCCGCCCCTTGCTGCTTCCCGATGGAATAATAAACAAAAGGAGATAATAAAAAATGAAAAAAGAACAGTATGAAAACCACAAAAAGACATTTCTAGAAATCCGGGATTTATTTTTACAGAATCATGAAAATTTCGCACTTGCAAAGGCATTTCATAAGCCTATGAAATTTTACGGTGAGCATTCAAAAAATGAGTGTATCGAAATATTAAGGAAAGAAGCAAACGCATAGAAAGGAGAACACGCAAATGAAAATTGACATGCACAACGGTCATGCTACGGATGCGGACAAGATCAGAATATTTTTTAATGATTTAACTTGTAATTACTGGGGTTGGATCTACAAAAATAATAACATCATTGGCGATTTTACTGCCAAGGATTCAACGGAAATTAATTTATATTTTCCGCAGTTTACAATAAATTATGATTAAGTATTGAAATTATTATATTATTATGATAAATTAAATATAATTTCTACTTATGTAGATAAATTATATTTTTTATCATTTATTTTTTAAAAATAAGGAGGTAAAGAATATGTTAAATTGGCAAGGCTGTAGAAACGTTACAGAAAACGAAAAGAAAGCAATTAACACCGCATTGGAGGAATTAAATTTCTCGGGGAAAACAACCGAAGAAATACAAGAATTAATAAACAATGACGTCATTGTTTTGTCGGATTGTCGCAGTGGGAAAACATGTATATGGTACCTTGATGGTGATGGCTTTGATTGCGCTGTATACGTTGATAATTGCGAAGTTCTAACAGAAGAACAAGAGCAAAAAGAATTATTGTAGAAAAAAGGGGGCGCACAGGTTGCGCCCTTTTGCCGTTCCTGGCGGGTCGTGGTTGGTTCAATTCCAGTCGGGCGGCTTTCTGATCTTTGATAATATAATATTGCTATGTCGGCGCCTGTGTGCTATGCTGTTCATGTATAGCCTTATTAACTGTACAGTTATATTTAATTGTGTGAATTGTTTATACAATTCTATGCAATTATATCATATGTTACGGCTTATTAATTGCACCTGTCTGCTGCCGTTTTTTGGTGGTGGATCTCGCTCGGTTTATATTGCTGTTGTATGAGCAAAGATAACAACGCGTTTATTTGCGTTTTAAGGCTTTTTGAATGTATGGACGTGAAATCTATTAACAGCGACACGCAAAGCAGTAAACAAAAAACTATCGCGGAGACAATGGCATATTATAAGCCTGTCGGCGGTATTCTTTCGCCGTGTGGCTGATCCCGGTTTGGGTTATGCCTCACTTCACCACGTTGAAGTGTTTCGATTCTGTTCAAAAATCTGAACAAAACTCGCATGAAATTGAGGAAAAGCCGAGAAAAAATTTTTTGACCGTCCGAAATTTTCAGAATTATTTGATAGGGGGGGGTATACATTAATCCGAATATTTTTTTATAAGAATTTTTGAAAAATTAATTTTTATTTTTGATTTGATACAATAACAAGAGCTTTGGCAAGATAGTGCGATTGCCCTAACTCTTCTATCAGCTTTTGCCGGGTCATTTCTGGGTTAGTTCGTCTTATATATTTTAATATCTTATCTATGTTATCCATACATTCTATCTCCCATATATCTTGTTAATATATCAACAATATCAAATACTTGGTCGCCGTATGTAGCAACAAAGTCACACAGCATCTCTTCCTGTTCTATCGGCATATATATGTTATATGACATGCAAACGCAATGACATAGTTCATGTATAATCACTTTACGCAAAAATGCACCATGCAAACTTTTAGCCAAGTATATGCAGTGGGTATTCATGTCTGTTACTCCCACACTCATAGAGCCATCTGTACGGCTCAATAGTGAACTTTTATTGTCTACCCATACAATTTGCCATTGAATACTATTTAATTCAAAATTCAATCTATATGCCCCCTTAAAACGCAAGAGAGCGACTTTGCACTCCCTCACGCTTATATACATCATGTGTAATTGTTACAGTTTTGTTACAAGTGTAGACATTTTGGATTTAAGCATCGACCGCTCTTCCGGGGTCATGCTGCCGATCACATCTGTAATGTCCTCACTAACTCCTTTGAGGTACTTCTCAAGTTCCTGCATAGTTGTGTCTTTATCCTTATGCATTTCTTTCGCTTCGATGTATGATCTTCTCATCATGCCGCTTTTGCCTTCTCTGCTGTCTCTTGTAGCAGTCATCGGCTCTGTATAGTGCATTCTACCACTCATGCGGTCAAGGTCTCTCATTCTTTCCTGCACTGGCTTATCTTCCCATGTTCTATAATCGTCTGGCATCTGATGATAGTAAGGAGGCTCTATATAACCGCGCCTTGTTCCTCTGCCTTTCGGCGCAAATCTGCCATTAGCATAGCGGTAGTTATCATAGAATCTTCTATCTGGATAATCTTCGTACTGTTCAACCATACGCATAATGTCCTCATTATCTTCTGATTTTTCCATAGCTTCAACAATTCTGTAATCCTTGTCAAAGCAAGCTATGTTCTTCGCTATTTCTGTAAAATCCTTTAAATCGTCAAGGTTTTGTCCCTCGAAATTATCCAATCCGATTGCTTCAACTTTCGCCTTGACACATTCCATTATCTGTTTAGCCCATTTATGCATATCATCAAGCCTCCCTTACTGCGATTAAGTTACTATTCTGCACTTCAATAGCCTGTGCCGATGTATTCTGCACCGCTACTGTACTGCAACAACCGCAAGGCACATCAATATAAGCCTGTGCCGACACATTAAAGAAATTCTCAACTGCGGCTGGGGTCACAATCATTCGTGTTGACTGTAAAGGTTCTCCATCAACTGCAATAGCAAGTGAGATAGCTTCAACTGTACCACCTGTTGGTATCTGAATATTACCGCTATAGGATACTAAAAATCTTGCCTTGCACTGATTTGTAATGCCTCTTAGCTTGATAATCCCGCTTCCCTGTCTGTGAACTATACATTTAGTGCCACATACCGGTGTTTCTGTAAATGCAACATCTTCGCCTGCGGAAACTGTTTGTAATGCAATCCCTGTTATTTCCATTGTCTTTACCTCTCTTTCACAAAATAAGGGCAAACATATTTCAGTCTGCCCTTGGGTTAAAAAGTAATACTGCATAGCAGACATAATCATGTTCAATCGGTTAAAACCGGTTAAATCGGTTAAAATCGAGTTCAACTCAATTAAGATACTCAATTATTCGTTTTTACGTAGCTGCTACTTTTAGCAGCCACAGCCTGCATTGCAACCACAGCAAACATTGTTATAGCCATTTGCTAACACATTTGGTGACCAATTACCCAGCCCGCAAGGTGAGGCTGCTGGATATGCAGGAACTGGTGTTGGCCTTACTGCGTCAAGAATCTGACTTGTCTGTGCCGTCATTGCAGTAGTAAGAAGTGCATTCTGTCTATCCTGTGAAGCGGCTCTGCGTAAATCATTATTTTCTGCTGTAAGTGTTGCTATCTTATCCTGTGTTAAGAAATCAAGGATTGCCCTCGTTCCTGCCTGCTGGCTGTCAATAATATCTCTTGTATTATTGTTCATTGTATTCTGTAAAGCACAAGTGTTAGTTGCCATGTTGTAGTTTACACCTTGGATAGCTTCTCTTGTTTCACAGCAACAGTTTGCAAGTTGCGCCTGTAATGCATTTGTATTCTGCATATTAGCGACTGTATCAGCATTGATAGCCTGCTGAATGCCATAGCCTGTCTGCATGATATTTGTGTTAATACCATTGAAACCAGTAAGCATGCTGTTGTTCATGGCGTAAAATCCATCACAAAGCCCGTTAGAAATACCGTCTAATTTGCTGATAACTGCTGAATTATCAAATCCTCTCTGAATTTCCGCTCCTACTCCGTTGTTCCCACCGCCTCCGAAACCGCCAAAGCCGTTGCCCCAGCCGCCAAAGGCAATGAATAATACAAATACAACTATCCACCATGCACCGCCGTCACCGAAAAAGCCACTTCCGTTGTTTCCGTCGACATTCGCTACAAGTGGTACGCTTGCGCAATTTGAATTAAACATAATTTTTACCTCCTGAATTTTATATATACTTAATCTTGCAAGAATTAGTATCAAAGTTAATTAAAATGTGTTATAATATATTCGTACGGATAGGGTAGCTCCCGATAAGCTGTTTGTCCTAACAGTTTCCGTACATTACCGGTAGGACGTTTCACACTGAAAGGACAGGTGTTATTTTTATGCAAGAAATTTGGAAAGATGTCCCAAACTTTGAGGGCATTTATCAAGTAAGTAATCTTGGCAATGTAAAATCTTTGCCAAGATGTATCATTCATCGTGGTAATGTTTCCCATATTAAAGGAAAAATTATGAAACCCTTTATAAACCGTGGTGGATACAAATGTATCAAGTTATCAAAAAATCAAAAGTACTATCCGCTTAAAGTCCATAGGCTTGTAGCTTTAGCCTTTATCCCCAATCCTAATAATTATGAATGTGTAAACCACAAAGACGAAAATAAACAAAACAATACAGTTTCAAATCTTGAGTGGTGTACCAAAAAGTATAATAATGAATACGGTTCAAAAGCCTTATGGAAAAGAAAAGTTTATAAATACAACCTTAATGGAGTATTTCTTGATTCGTACGAAAGCGTTGTTGAAGCCTCAAAGGCAAACAAAATACCAATCAGTTCAATCCGAAGTACCTGTGATGGTAATGGTATAACAACTCACGGCTTAATATTTGTTTTTGATAAGAATGACATTTCAAACAGACTTGAACAGCTAAGAAAATCTAGTCCTATTGGTGTAGCAGTTTACGATTCAAATAAAAAATTAATTGAAAAGTTCGACTGTATTTCTGATGCATGTTTAAAATACAATGTATCAAAAACATCTATTCATAGGTGTTGTAAACACCAGTTCAAAAAATGCAAAGGTTACTATTGGGAATACTATTAATTATCTTAAAGGGAATTGATTTTTGAAATCTGAAAAGGCTTTATCAAAATCAATTCCTTTCTCTTTGCATAAATTTCTAGCTATTTGTTCTATACCCTTGGAATCTCCTTTTTGAGCCATCTGCATAGCATTTCTAGCTATAGGGTTGCTCATTACGTTGTTATTACCCATCATCTGCTGTATAAACTGTTGTGGGCCAGCTTTCATCATTTGAAAAATGTTAATTGGGTTCATTCTTCGTCACCACCTTTACTTTGTGATCGCGAATTTTTTCTTTGAGAACTTGTTAGTTTGCTTTCAATTTCTTCAATTTTTGAATACAGATTATCCAATCTTGTTGTAATACCCTCTGTAACGCTTTCTGATAGGTCTATTTTAAATTTTTCTGCATCAAAAGTATTATTTACTGCCTGTGTCGGTTTTGTGTCTCTAACAGGCTTATACACGATTGTTTCAATTTGCCCTTCTGCGTTCCATCCTTTAACATAAATCTCGGACAAATCTTGTTTAGGGAAAAAAGCAGCGGTGCCATCCATTGGAACATCATTTGCCGTTATTGCTTCTAAAGTTTGAACAACCTTACCTGTAAGCGGCTTTACTTGTGGCTGCATTACTTGTTGAGGTTGCTCTACTGGCATAGGCTGAACCTGAGATTGCGGTCTAGTTGTCCATGGATTGTACATTTGGGGTGTATAAGCCATTTGTGGCTGACTATAAATCATATTTTGATAAGGTGTCTGTGCTATCATCCGTTTTCTCCTTTTCAAGTTCTTCATCAATTGCGTGTATCATTGTCGATTGATATATAAGTGGCACTTTTGCCACATCTTCCCTAGAAAAAATACGTTCCAATATTTCATCGGTAATCATAAGCCACCTCCTATAACTCTATTTTTGCATAAAAAAAGAGCGGTAACGAGTTCGTTATCCGCTCATAATCAGCTCACCAAAGTGTCATTATTGTATCACCCGGTTTATCTTTCGGTCTACCTGATGTGCTATCCGTTTTATTGTCGACACACTCATATTCATCAACTCGGCGCACATTTCATATGTGTATTGTTTGTTGCGCAACTCATACAGTTCTAATTCTCGCTCTGTGAAGTTGGCATTAAATCTTATGTACTCATATTCAGCCTTTATCAGCTTAGATATATCAATCATCAATATACCTCCTAAGTACACAATCAACATAACATATAGCCTAAAAAATAGCAATAAAAAAGACGCATAATGCGTCATGTGTTAAAAAGAATGTAGTGTATATGCGGTATAGCACCACCTCAATGCCATAGG